CTGGACGTCGATTTCCGTACCGGCTCCTGCGGGGGGCGCGTTTCAGTTCGGGGCGTTCCAACCATCTCCGGCGTTTGAAACGGGTTTGGGGGCTACATGGGCTGCGGTAACTACAGTCGTGCCCCCCGAGCCTTACTTCAGCGCTGATACGACTTACATTACTGCGGATAGCACGGTGTACAGAGCAGACGTATCTACCGAAGTGGGTTGGGTACCTGTGGCGACGACTTGAGGAATCATCATGGCAATTTACTACAGCACGAACCTTAAAATCGCCATCCCAGACACGGGTACGCCGAACTGGGGTGCCCTCGCCAACAATAATCTTGGCGACCAATCGACCAATGCGTCGGGCATTCTGGAACAGGCGGTCAGCGGTTACTTCGTCCTTACGATGACGGGTAGCATGGCGATCACGATCCCGAATGGCTACGACAACAGCAGCCCATATGCGATTGCCCGCAACATGTACATTGAGTGTCAGGGGTCTTTGTCGTCCCCCGCCACGCTCACCGTGCCGACTAATAAGAAGTTGTACTTTATATACAACAACACGGGTCAGGCGCTTACGGTCACGACGGGTAGCAGCGGGGTTACGATTCCGACAGGCTCGCGTATCTGCCTTGCGTGTAATGGTACGGCTATCGTCCCGGCGATCAACTACATCGCCAACTTCTCGACCAATGCCATCGACAATACGCCTATCGGAGCCAATACTCCTTCGACGGGCGCGTTCACGACGTTGAACGCTTCTTCGCTCACGGTGTCGGGCGCAACGGTACTGAATGGTACGACGATTCCGGGGTCTGTAACGCTTGTTGATACAAGCTCTACTCAGAGTATCTCAGGCAAAACGCTTACGTCTCCAACGATCAATACCGCCTCTATTGTTGGCGGAACTATGCAGGGTGTCACTATTCAAGGAGACACTATTGAAAACTCCACGATTGGGCAGAGTACACCCACTAAGGCTAAATTCACTCAGGCATATACCGGCGCTGTTTCGATTTCGCCCTCTACAAGTGCTGCCTCAATTGATTGTTCGACGGGCAACGTTTTCTACATGACGCTCGCTGCCTCGGCAGCGATCAATACGCTGACGTTTACCAATCAGGGTGACGGACAGACCATTAACATTTTTGTGACTCAACCCGCCAGCGGTACGGCTGCGACGATGTATACCTCGTGGGCCAAGTGGCCGGGAGGCGCTCCGTCGCCCCTTCTTAGCACCACGTCGAGCGCGGTAGATCTGATCGTTGCCACATATCGTGGCACTACGTGGTACGCCACAGTTGCTAAGGCGTTTGCATAATGACATTCGCGGTACGTACGCTTGGCTATTTGGCGCGTGGCGCAAGTACATCAATCACTGTAGGTTCGATGTCGTCAGTCAATACCGTAAACGGAAATTCTTTTGGTTGGTGGGGATGGAGTTCAATTACCAATACGGGCACGCCTTCAGGGCCGTGGCTACTATATCCGGATAACGCCAGCGGCAGCGTTTCCCCCAGTCCTTACATTGTGAACGGCTTGACGGTGCTTGGGGTTGTTTCAAGAAGTGCCCCAAATGGCACGGTCGATGCGGCGGTTTATTATGTTTATGTTAGCGGAAACCATACGACTGGCATAACGACTTTGACAATTAACGGCACAACATTGACTAGCCCCGTTGCAACTTACGATTCGACGGGACAAGGCTCAGTATCAAATACGAGATTTACATTCACGCGTACGGATACGACTACGTTGTTTGGTACAACGGTTGGTGCAAAAATATCTGTATCCATTACTTGAGGTATCCACATGTCATTGTTCGATTACATCAAGAACGCTCCTAAATTCTTTGAACTGTTCAAGGAAGGTAAGGAAGTTGCCGATCCCACGACGTGGAAGAATCGCACCATTGCGACCAACGTCCTGTTGGCTTTGATCGGTACGCTCCTTGCACTTGCCAAGGCTTTCGGCTACCCACTGAGTCTTGACAATGACACCATTCAGAATCTTGCTGCGGGTATTGTTGCTATCGTCGCTGCTGTCAATGCAGTCATGCACGTCATTACGTCGGCAAGGGTTGGAATGCCGTCCAACAGCGGGAGTGGTTCCACAGCCGAACAGCCCGTGGACGGTGGAAAGTCTTGAGAGGGCTGAGTTCGATATTGGGTTCTCGTGTTTATTAACGGAGGATTGAAATGAGTTTTTTCACTACGATTGAGAATGATCTGCTTGCGGTCAAGAAGTGGTTTGAAGGTAGCCCGATTGCTGCCGCTGTCGAAGCCGATTACAGGGCTTGCGTCACCGAACTGAACCAGATTGCCGTTGCGGATCTTGAAAACGCGGTCAAAGTCATCGGTCTGGCTGTCCTGTCGGCTCTTGCCTCGGGCGGCACCAGCGCAGCGATTGCTGCGGGTCTTGCTTCGGCTGAAGTCGAGTTCAAGGCTCTGGGCAAGGACATCGCGGCCAAGACTGTGACTACGCTCGTTACGACGGTCGTTAATCAGGTTGCGGCGGCGACGACCCCGGCTCCGATCACGGCTCCGGCGGCTTAATCATGTTGAACCGCATGAACGTCAGTCCAAACTGCGCGGCGATCACCAAGCAGTTTGAGAGTTGCCAATTAGAAGCGTACCAAGATCCGATTGGTAAGTGGACGGTCGGCTATGGCCATACTGGCCCTGACGTTTATGCGGGTCTCAAGATCGACCAAGCCCGCGCTGATTATCTTCTGATGCTGGATCTGCAAAGTGCCCAAAACACGGTCAACAATCTTGTTGAGCCGCAGATCAATCAGAATCAGTTCGATGCGCTGTGTGATTTTGTGTTCAACGTCGGTGCGGGCAACTTCAAAGGCTCGACGCTTCTGAGTCTGGTCAATGCGAAAGACTTCGATGCGGCGACCAAGGAGTTCTCCAAGTGGAACAAGGCTGGCGGCAAGGTGCTTCCGGGTTTGACCAAGCGACGTGCGGCTGAAGCGGAACTCTTTGCGAGGACTGGAAATGGCCAAGAAAAAGCGTGAACACACCTACCAACTAGAAGATGGTAAGTGGTATCGGTCGGCCCACGGTCGGCCTCCGTATCATCACGAGTGTTGCGACTGCGGACTCGTTCACTCTATTGAGTATAAATACGAGCAGGGCGCAGTCTGGGAAAAATGGACCCGTGACGAGAAAGCAACGGAAGAAGCCCGTAAGCTTCGTGAAGGCGAATAATCATGGCTTTGGTCAAGATCCATCCGAAACCGGGACTCAATAGAGAGTTGACGAATTACGCCAACGAAGGGGCGTATTACAACTGTGACAAGATCCGGTTTCGTTACGGCTTCCCTCAGAAGCTCGGTGGATGGGTCAACAACAACGCAGGGGCTACCTTTGCGGGCGTTGTACGTACATTGTTCAACTGGGTCACTCTGGATGCCCAGAAGTTGCTGGCGGTCGGCACCAACCAGCGGTACTACATCCAGAACCAAGCCGATCTCAACTATTATGCCATAACGCCAATCACGTACACGGCGACGCTTTCTCTTGCATTCACGACGACCAACGGAAGCAGCCTTGTCACGGTAACCGATCCGAACTTCTCTTCTACGGTTGGGTCGTTCATTACGATTGCCGGAGCTTCAAGTTATACGGTTAACGGAGTCCTGCTCTACGGAGCCTACGAGATTCTGGCCGTACTTAATGCAACGCAATACGTCATCCGGGGTAGTAGCACAGCGACTTCTTCAGGTACAGGCGGCGCGACGGTCAACATCAATTATGAACTGTCGGCGGGCAGTTCGACCTATGCTGCAACGCAGACGGGTGGTTGGGGTGCCGGTGGCTGGGGTACGGGTGGCTGGGGTAATAACATCGGTGGGTACGTCCCGCTCAACCTGTGGTCCCAAGCCAACTGGGGCCAAGACCTCATCATGGCGCAACGCGCCGGTCAGATCTATTACTGGCTCAAGAACACCAACGACCTTGGCTACCAAGCGTATTCACCCGCGATAACCATCAACTCGTATGCGGGTTCTATACAGAAAACGAGCAAGGCAACTACGGCTTCTAGCAATAGTGGAACGTCAACTATCACCGTAACGGATACGATCAGTATCGACGTAGGGTCCACAGTTACCGGCGCGGGCATTCCGCCAAATACTTACGTTTCTACAAGTTGGAACGGCAGTACGACAATCCCATTGACGCAACCCTTGTCATCTACTGTCGCCCAAGGCGCGACGATTTCTTTCTCATACTCGGGGCAGAACGCGCCCAATGAGACCAACCAGATCGTCATCTTCAGCACGTATCAGTTTGCTGTGGCGCTAGGCGCTACACCGTATGACCCAACAACGTTCTCCCCGACGTTCAACCCCATGCTGGTGCGCTGGTCAGACCAGTCTGTGCCGTATGAATGGACGCCGACGACGGCGAATCAGTCCGGTGAACAGTTGCTGGCCAACGGATCTTACATCGTAAGCGGTGTTGCTACCCGACAGGAACTTCTGATTTGGACCGACAAAGCGCTGTACTCTATGCAGTACATCGGCGCTCCGTTCGTATTCAACTTCCAGACCTTGATGGACAACATCTCCATCATGTCGCCCAATGCCATGATCACGGTGAACAACATCACCTACTGGATGGGTGTGGACAAGTTCTACGCGTATAGCGGTACGGTGCAGCCGCTGGTATGTCCGGTGCGTCAATACGTGTTCGCCAACCTGAATATGAGTCAGTCCTATCAGGTCGTGTGCGGGCACAACGAAGCGTATAGCGAGATCTGGTGGTTCTATCCGTCCACCAACAGCCAGACGAACGATAGCTACGTTGTCCTCAACTACATGGATCAGTCGTGGTACTTCGGCACCATGAACCGTACCGCATGGTACGACTCGCCGTTTGCCACCAACCCGCTGGGCGCGTTCAGTATTCAGACTTCTTACCTGACGACCAACCTGCCGGTGGGGTCTACTGTGATCCCCATGACGACTTCTATCTCCTACCCGAATTCGGGGTCGATCACGATTGGTACGGAGACGCTGGCATATAGCAGCAACTCAGGCGGGTCTCTGACGCTAGTCAACGGTACGGCGACCACTCAACAACATTACCAGTACGACAAGGTATCGTATGTGGTCCCCAACCAGATCCTGCTGCATGAGGTCGGTACGGACGACGGCTCGGTGAGTCCTTCGATTGGCATCAGTGCGTATATTGAAACCACGGACTTTGAATTGGATTCGGGGGATCACTTCTCGTACGTGTGGCGCATCATCCCTGACATTACGTTTGATGGATCGACGCCCAACAGCAATCCGCAGGTGACGTACACCCTGAAGCCCCGGCAGAACCCCGGCTCGTCCTATACTTACCCGGTAGATACCCCGGTAGTTACCTCGACGCAACTACCCCCGACTCCGCCCTCTATCGCGCCTGTCGAACAGTACACCGGTCAGATATACACGCGGGTCCGTGGGCGGCAGATGGCGATGCGGGTCGAGTCTTCACAGAAGGGTACGGCTTGGCAGTTGGGTGTTACCCGTGTCGATGTCCGTCCGGATGGTAGGCGCTAATGTCAACGCTGACCCCCACCAAAGCACCCAACCTGCTTGTTGCGCCGCCGCAATACGACGCGGGTAGCCACAATCAATTCGCCAATCAGTTGCGGTTGTACTTCAACCAGATCGACAACAACGACAAGCAGACCATTCAACAACTTGGTAATCTTGCCGTATATCAGTGGCTTGGGGAATTCCTCTAATGGCGTACCAGAATATTACGCCGGTTAGACTCGGGCAGGTTGCCTTGACTGCATCGTATGGCGTTGTCTATACGGTCCCGGCGAGTACACGCACGTTCCTCAAAGACGTTGATATTTGCAACACGAACAGCACGGCGGTCACCGTCACTCTGTGCATCGTCCCGGTAGGCAGCGCCCCGAATACGTACAACGCCATTTTCTACCAAGCCGCCATCCCTGCTTACAGCACGATGCAATGGACTGGATCCCAGATCATGAACACCGGGGACACCATCCAGATGAAGGCCAGCACGACGGGCGTCACGGCAACTCTGACGGGCGGTGAGTCTCAATGAGTATCACGCTCTACCCACCGTTTGCTGGCAGCACTGAGTCGAGCCTTGCGGCTCCTTGGTACATGCAGGTGGCCCGTGGTCTCGTGCCGGGGTGTTCGGTTGTCAACGTGTACGGATACCAGAACGCTTTGCCTAATAGCAGCGGCGCTACGTTTTATCCGGTTTGGGAAAACACTACGCAATACACATACCCTGCGTCAGCGGCGCAGGTATTGCTCTGGAGTTCATCAAACTCTGACACAGCAGTGCAAGTCCTAATCAACGGACTCGATTCTGGATACAACCAGATTTCAGAAACTCTTACCCTGACTAACGGCACGACAGGCGTTACTTCCGTCAATTCGTATTTGCGGATCAACGGTATTTCGGTGGTCGGAACGGTCAACGCGGTAGGTACGCTGAACGTAGGCAACGCGGGTAAGACTCTTCAATACGCTGAGATTACCGCCGGATATGGCAAGAGTCAGATGATGATCTACACCGTACCAAACGGTTACACGTTCTATCTGACGCGTTCCAATGCTTACTCAAGCCTTAACGGTAACACGGCGGGCAACTATTCGTTTTATCGCGTGTACACACAATCCAGTACGGGCCTAATTCAAATTCTTCTTCAGGCTCCGTTCACGAACGAATACGGAACGCTTCGTGTAGCCCCACGCGCCTATCCGCAAAAGACCGACGTTCAATGGCAAGCGGCGGGTGAACCGTCGTCCGGTTCGTTCCAAGTCGGTATCGGCGTCGAAGGCATCCTTATTTCTAATACAGCGGTGTAACTATGTTTACAGGTGAAATGCGTCCATTAGCCCACCACCCGCATCACGCGGCGCTTGGACTGGCTTCGCTTGGTCGTGGCGACGACAAAATGCTCGTGCACATGACTCCGCAGGAAGTGGGTGGTCTCAAGCAGTTGGCAATGGCTGCTGGCGGTGACCTAACCGTTAATCCGCATACGGGTCTATACGAAGCAGGGTTCCTGTCTTCGATCTTGCCGATGGTTGCAGGGTTTGGTCTGAACTTTCTCCTGCCGGGGCTTGGGTCGCTGGGCGCTGCTGCGCTTACCGGCGCTGCCGATACCGCCATCACGGGTAGTTGGAAGAAGGGCCTCATGGCGGGGCTTGGCGCGTACGGCGGTGCTACCCTTGCTGGCGGCATTGAAGGTGTGGGCGCGAAAGCAGCGTCAGACGCTGCGGCAAATGCAATAACAAGCGGAGCAGAAACTGCTGTGCCACAAGGCATCAGCGCTATTGACGTTACCAATCCGTTGACTGGAGAAGTGGCGCAGATGCCCGCAGTGGCTTCTGGTCAATTGGCTGGAACCGCTGGTTCTGCGCAAATGCAAGCGCTTAATGCCGTCAACAACTCCCCGTGGCAAGCGTTCAAGACCGGTCTTGGCAATCTGAACCAGCCGGGGGCGCTTAGCTCTATTGGAAAGGCTATGGGTCCGCTTGGTATGGCGGGCGCTGCCGGATCCGTTCTTGGCGCAGTCAGTTCAGGTCAGCCGGGAATGACCGCTGCAAACACCGCAGCGGCTCCGTATTACAACACCACCTACGATCCGCGTACGCAGCGGTATTCACGTGGCAACTGGAGTACGCAATTTGCAGGGACAGGATATACGGGTGCGCCGGGACTTAATCAGGTCCAAGTCGCAGGTGCCGCACCGCTTGGTTCGTTTGCCAATCCGTACGGGTCTATCGCACCGGTCAATCCTTATGCGGTGAACGGCAAGGAAGGTGGCTCAGTCAAGCACATGGCGGCGGGCGGTACGTCCAGCAATCTTCAGGATTACTACAAGGGTTTGATGAGCGGCGCGAACACCACGTCCACCCTGCAAACTCCCAGCCCTGCGGCCAACAATGCGTACATGGCCGGTATCAGCGCGGGTACTGCTCCGACGACTCCAACTGGCGGTGCCGGTATGGGGTTCTTGGGGAATCAGCAGCCGCAGTCGGCAACCAACCCGTACGGCTACACGGCCCCGCCTCCGTCCTCAACCACTACGTCAGCGACGCAGACTCCGACAACCCCTCGGTTTAGTGGCCTTGGTGGGTTTGGTCCGTTTAGTAGCGGCACAGACGGCGGAGACAGTATGCCGTCTTATACGTGGAATCCGGCCACGCAGTCTTACACTCAGACAAACTCTGGCTTTGGTCGGTTTGGCGGTGGGGGCGGCGGCAAGGCGGCGGGTGGTGGGATTGGTTCGCTCAACGCGTTTGCTGGCGGCGGCACGACCCTTGGCTCTTATTCGGACGGTGGGCGACTGCTCAAGGGTCCGGGCGATGGTATGTCCGATGACATCCCAGCACATATTGTAGGGAATAAGCCACAACCCGCTGCCTTGGCAGACGGTGAGTTTGTCATCCCGGCAGATGTTGTCTCCCATCTTGGGAATGGCTCTACAGAAGCCGGTTCGCGTACACTCTACAAGATGATGGATCGCGTGCGTCAGGCTCGCACCGGCAACCCCAAGCAGGGTCGTCAGATCAACCCCGATAAATTCATTCCGGCTTAGGAGATAAACATGGCAGGTGGAGCAGGACAGGCGACGCCCCCGATGGGGCAGCAGATGATGCGGAGTCCGATGGCTCCCGCTGGCGGTCAGGCGGGTAAACCGGCGGCTCCCGGCGGTCAGACGATGCCGATGACAGGACAACAGATGCCGGGTCAGGTGGGGCAGCTTGGCGGACTATTCGGCGGCGTCGGCGGTGGCATGGCGGGTATTCCGGGTCAGCAGATGCCGATGCAGCAGACACAGCAGTTTCAGAATCCAATGACCTCCACCGGTCTTGCTTCCATTGCTCCGCAGCCTAGCGGTTTGCAGCACTACGGCCCGCAAATCAGGAACAGCTAATGGCCCTGACCGTCACCTACGTTCCTTATGGACAGCTCTCTTACGTGCTGCCAAAGGTTATTCACAACCTGAAAAAGTCAGAGTTGTGGACGCGGGGACGGGCGTCTATTGATGACATCGTGCGATTTCTTTACACGATGCACATGCAGTTGTGGGCGGTACATGATCCTGAGACGGAAGACGTTTGGGGTTATGTCATCACGGAGATCAAGCAGTATCCCCTGTGCAAGATGCTGGTATTTCAGTACAGCGCAGGCGATGAGGGAGTGCTTGATTTATCTGGGGATCTGGTGTTTACGGAATTGGAGAAGTTTGCAAAAGATCAGGGCTGTCAGGGGATTGAATTCTTTGGGCGTCCCGGTTGGCGGAATCATGCTCGCAAGCATGGTTGCACGTCGCAGACTGTGGTCTATGAGAAGTTCTTCCGATGACAACTCATATTCAATTGATTCAACTCGGAGGCTTGGAGGGCATCCTTTACGCTTTCGATAAACGTGGTGAAGGTCTCATGGCACATGTGCATGAGGAAGATACCGCGCACGATATTCTGGTCATGAAAGGCGCAGTTCGCGTGTCGGGTGATATGCCGTCAGTCGTTTTGGTTGAAGGCGAACACCACGCGCTTGATTGGAGCGCTTTACATGAAGTCTTGGCGCTTGAGAATAACACGGTTATTTTCAATCGGTTTTTGTATGGCGTACCTGCGCCGTTTAGAAACCTGCCTATGGATCGGCGTACAGGAAGCATGGACGACACGCTTCATTTCCCGATCCCCTACCACATTGTTTTGAGGTGAGTTATGTGCAGCGGTGGCGGCGGGTCTAGTCAACCCACACAATCGACAGTCTACAACACCAACCTACCGACCTATTTGCAAGGTCCGGTACAGCAGCTTGCTGGTCAAGCGCTTGCGCTAACGAATACAAGCCAGAACCCGTACCAGTCCTATATTGGTAACGCGGCTGCTGGTGGTCAGGGTATTCAAGGTACGACCGTTGCCGGGATGACCCCGTTGCAAGTGCAAGCCATGCAAAACATGCAGCGAATGGGTGTGTCGCCGCAGACGCAGCAAGCGTCTGGTATGGCGGGGCTGGTTGGCGCTCAGGCGATGGATCCGTCGCGGTATCAGCAGAACATCCAGAACTACCTGTCTCCATATACGCAGAACGTCATCAACCAGCAGCAGAATCAGGCTATCGCGGACTACGCACGTAGCCTCCCGCAGTTGGGATCCGCCGCTGCCAACGTCGGTGGTTTGGGTGGATCGCGCGAAGCGTTGATGCAGTCCGAAGCCAATCGAAACCTTCAGAGCCAGTTGCAGGGCATCACGGCTGCTGGGCTTCAGAGTGGTTATCAGAACGCGCAGGGCGCGTTGCAAAACCAACAGCAGATGGGGCTTGGCGCGGCACAGGCGTTGGGTTTGCTTGGCCAGAACCAGTATGCGCAGCAGATGGGTATCACGCAGGGGCAGAACGCTCTTGGTACTCAACAGCAGCAGTTGTCGCAAGCGGTCAACAATGCGCTCAATCAGAACTTCCAGAACTACGTCAATTATCCGTACGCGCAGCAAGCGTTTTTGTCGGGTATCCTCCACGGCACGTCGCCGGGAGCGTTGGGCCAGCAAAGCACGTCGTCCACGTATATGTCTCCGGGCAGCGCGTTGGGACAGGCGGTTGGTCTTGGCGGTGGCATGGCAAGCTTGTTTGGTGGTATGGGCGCGGGGGCGGCAGCATGAGTATTCTTGCTAGTGATCCGGCATATCAGAAAGCGTCCGAAGCCATTGCGGGTATGGACCCTGCTAGCGCGTTGCAATACCTTGCTTCGCATGGTTTGAATCAGGCGCTCGCCATTGGCGTACTGGAAGCCGCTCAGTTGAAGCGTGCCGCACAGACGCAACAGGCTATTCAAGGCGCTATGGGTCCGCAGCCTAATGTGTTGCAGAACACCCATCAGATGTTCCAGCAGATGCCTCAACAGATGGCGCAGCAAGTGGCCCCGCAAGCGATGCAAGCCGTCCAGCAGCACGCTGCCGATCAAGCTCGTCAGGGCGGAGTCGCGGATCTTCCGGTCAACCCGGATCTGTACTCATTTGGTAAACCAAAAGGTATGGCCAAAGGTGGCGTCGTTGCGCTTGCTACGGGTGGCAATGCTGGCGGTCCTTACGGCGTAGAAGCTTCTACGGATCCTGTCGGCGCGGATGGCACTCCCATGCTAGCCCATGATGAACAGGGTCGCCCCTTGAACATGGCAATCGACGCAAGCGGCAAGCTGCATAATCTTGGGGCAGTGCCCAATATGGGCGAGTATGGTTCGCTTGTATCTCGCTCCAATCGCCCGTTGAACGACGTAGAAAAAGAATACGCGCAGTCTCAGTATATGGCGCATCCCACTCAGCGTATGCAAACCACTACGCCTGATACGGGGATTGCTGCCGGGATTGGTAGTTTCTTCAATAATCTCTTTACCAGCCCTTCCAGCTATGAAGAAAGGCTACGGCAACGAGAACAAGCTTTCCGCAACCCCTCGCAAAATCAGGCACCTATTCCTCCGGAAGTTCTTGCTGCTCGACAGGCCGCAGCAAGTGGCGCTGCGCCGTCTGTACCTCCTAATGCAGCAGCTCCTGCGGGTACGCCCCCTGCGGCTCCCACCAATACTCCGCCGACTAATGCGGCTCCCACCGCGCCAAATGCTGCGAATGTTTCGGAACAAACCAAAAACGTTCTTCGTATTGGCGGTATGAATCTGGATGAAAGCAAAGACCCGTTGATTGCTTCTTTGGAACAACACATCAGGGATGCGCAGCCTAAGTCGATTGCGGATCGTATAAGAGAGCAGCGTGAAGCGCTGGGACCGAACGCTGGCGTGGAAGAGTACAAGAAAGCGCTTGACGCGCAGTCTGGCATGGCAAAGATGAACGCTGAATCTCAGATGCGTATGGCGCGGGCAGGCGCATTCTTCAACATGGCGATGGCTGCGGGCCAGCCGGGGCAGGCGGGTAACGGGCTTACCAAGTTCCTCAATGCTGCCGCCACTGGCGGGCTGTCTTACTCTCAGGCTGTGCCGCATATTCAACAGGGTCTCATGGCCGCGCAGCAGAAGATCGCGGAAGACAAATTCAGGCTTGCCGACGCGCAGCGCCGTGAAGATTCCGAAATGTTGCGCGATGCGTCTCGTGAGTATGGCGCGGATCAGCGCAACTACTCTGCAATGGTCGGAGACTTGGCTAAGTTCAAGGCGCAAGAGCACGCTGCGAACGTCCGTACGCTGGTGCAGGAAGCTGGGCTGAACGCTAGGTCGAAGCAATACAACGATACGATTCAGGCGCAGTACATAAAAGCTGATGCCGCTGAAAAGGGTAAATTCATTCAATACGGCATGGTCGGCGCAGATCAACGACTGGCCAACGCCAAAAAAGCATACGACAATGCACAATTGGTTGCCAAAAACAACCCAGCAATGTTGAATCAGATCGAAACGGAATATAAAGAAGCTCTGGCTTATTACAACGCGTGGAACAGTGCCGCTATGCAGCACGCGGGTATCAGTACGCCAACCCCCGGAGCGCCAACCAAAGACTACAGCGCAAACTGGAAATAAACCATGCCTAAGTCGTGGCCTGAAGTTGCGGCAAGTGCCTCTTATCAGGCGCTTAGTCCTGAAGAACAATCAGAAGCTCGTGATCAATACTTTCACGATGTGGTTGCTCCTAAGCTCAATCCAGAAGATATGTGGCCCGCATATCGTCAGTTCAGGGAAAGCACCGTACCGCAACCGGCCTCGCCTAAATCGGGTGCTGGAGCTACGTTTGCCAAACGCGCCGCACTTGGCGCGTTACCTGCTGCGGGTGGGTTTGCGGGCGCAGAACTTGCGGCGGGAGCGGCGGCTCCGTTGGCTCTTAGCGCGGCGGCAATCAACCCCCTGCTGGGTGTCGGTGTCGAAGGACTCGCTGCGTTGGCGGGTGCTATTCCGGCTGGATGGCTTGCTGGTAAAGCACAGCAGGCTGCAATTGACGCGCTACCTGAAACTGCCAAGAGACTCAAGATCGACCCGGAGACATTGCTTGCGGAAGAGAAAGCGCATCCGATTGCTGCGCGTCTCGGTGAAGCTGCCCCCAACCTAGCGTTGATTCGCCCGACTCTATCGGGTACCGCCGCGTTGCTTGGCAAGGGTACGGCAGAAGAAGTTGCTGCCGCTCGTAAGGCGGCGTTTACCGGTGCGGGCATGGGCGCTGCTGGAGATATAGTCCAACAAGGAGTTACCGGACAGCCAATTGACTGGACGGACGTTGCCGAACAAGCGCTGCTTGGCGGGCTATCCAATACTCCTACCACATTGGGCCGTGCAGTTGGGAATGCCGCGCGTCGAACTATTGGCGCGGAACCTATGTACGATCCGCGTGCGCATCAGTTTGTTCCTGAAGAACCTACTGGTGAATCCACGGCACAAGAACCTACCCCGCCCCCGCCTCCTAGCACTACGAAGGAGGAATCGCTATTCCGCGACATGGTGATGGATGTCCTTAAAAAGAGTCCCACCATCAAGCAATTCAGAGACGCCACAGGACTTGACCACAAAACGGCCAAAGCCGAAATGGAACGCCTCGTCAACGAAGGCTATCTGACCTACGACGACAAATCTGGTCGGTATTCGGTCGTTCCTGAAAATGCGCAGTATTCGTTCGTGAATGAAGGCGAACGCCCCCGTGCCGCGCTCAATGAAGTTCCGTCTGAACAAGCCGCTCCTGCGGAAGCTCCGTATGTATCGAAACGGCAGATGGAGTTGTTTGGTACGACGCCCGAACAACCTTCATTATATGTAGATGAAACAGGCACGGCATCAACTGTTCTGCCTGACCGAAATGAAATTGATGTAGCTCGTAAGGCGGCGGTTCAGCAACAACTTTCCGCATTGCCGGAAGGTTCGCAGTTCGACATTTTTGGCGGCACGTCGCGTGCGCCTGAACCGGAAGCCCCGCCGCCGGAAGCGACCCCGGAAGTATCCGATCAGCAGCGAGATTTGTTTGGCGCGACGTTGCATGTCGATCCGCAGGGCAGAGTCTATACAGGTACTACTCCTGAGAACCTAGCGCCCCCGTATCTCAATGACCCGCAAGCGGAGTTCTTCCGTCAGGAAGCATTGAAGAAACAGAAGGCTGCGCAGGACTTCATTGCCGCTAAACAGAAAGCCAAAGATGATGCCAAAGCTGCGCGTGAGGCAAAGAAAAAGAAAGCTGCCCCACCTGCCGAACCTGAAGTGATTACTCCCGCCGCCGTCACCGCACCTGCTGCGGAAGGCGAGACGTTCGATTCGGAAACGTACAATAAAGCGTTTGAAGCGATCATGGCGCAAGGCAAGGCGACGGTTCCGGTGATCCAAAAGGCCACGGGCGCTACTCGTACAAAAGCTTTGCAATTCATGGGCGATCTGCGTAATCGCGGCATTACGGACAAAGGCAACAATGTTATCGGCAAAGAAGCTGCCCCTACTGTTAAACCAGTAAAGCTCAAAGCCCCGGAACCTGTTAAGCCTACTAGCGTGGCTGATCGTTATCTTGAGCTTATGGATCGTCTGGAAGAAGGATACTTCAACAGAACCGGCCTCATTACCGATAAGACGTACGACAAAATTGGTGAGATGACCAACGGGTTCAAGTTCACAAAGAACGATGACCCCAAGATTCTTGATCAGATAGAAAAGATGCTCCCATCACGGGAGAAGATTGCTTCCACACCTCCTGTAAAACAATTGTCGGATATGATGGAACAAATCCGCGCCGAAATTGGCGGTAAGGGTGAAGCGCTTCCGGAAAAACAACGCGCGGTTGAAGAAAAATCGCCGCAAATGGAACTGGACATGCCCGCTGGTAGAATGCGTGGGTACGTCCATCCTGAAGCCGAACCACCATTGGCCGAACCGAATTACGGCTCTGCTCCGTATCAACGGTCTTTGTTTGAGCCTCAGTTCCAACAGGGAGAACCTTACAGCCGCGAAAAAACCAAAGAATGGTTGGAGGCGCAGAGTAAGAAATCCCCCGAAGAGTTGCGTGAAGAAGCAGCGCGAAGTGGCGTGCTTAATCTTGTTGGCCCCAAAGAACGACTGCGGGCCATTCAAAAACTGTTTGGTAGAAGGCCGCATCCGGATACTGAGGCTGCGCCTAGCCCTCAAGAGCGTGCCGGAAAGTTTAGAGACGCTGCCATTGAAGCGTATGAGAATGGCAAGATTTCATTCAAGACGTATGAAGAGATTAAGGATGAACTGAAGAAGCGGACGCCCGATCTTGCTCGCGTTGAAAAGCTGCTTCAGAACAAAGCCGCCGAACGAATCGCGGAACGTGAAACCAAACGTACAGAAGAAAAAATACGCAAGAAAGAGCAAAAGAAAACTCTTGATGAGCTTGAGGCTGAAGCTGACCGCTTGCTTGCTGAACACGGGGTTGATCTTAACTTCAACCCGGACGAACCGAATGAACTGTTGTTTCAACGTGGCACTACAAAAAAAGGCGCGATTGCCCATGAAGATGCGGTTGCTGCCGCCAAAGAAGCGACTAAGGGTTGGAAGAATGCGCCTGACGTGAATGTGGTGCGTAGCCGGGAGGATCTTCCCGCGCATTTACAGGACAAAGTGCCTGACAACACTCCCGGCTTCTATGATCGCGCCACTAAGACCGTGCACGTCATCAGCGAAAATGCACCGTCATTAGAAGGCGTTATAGCTACCGTATTTCATGAATCGTTGGGACACTACGGGCTAGAAAAAAAGTTTAGGGGTGATCTCGACAGCGTACTCAACAAGATGTACGAAAATCCGTCGATGCGGAAGGCTGCGGATGAGTGGCTAAAGAACAATCCCGACACCTACAAGCATCTCAATACGGATCTTCAGAAAGCACGTGCCGTAGAAGAAGTTCTTGCCGAACGGTCGGAGGGTGGTCCAACTACTGAATCCGGACTGCGCGGCGTATTCAACCGCGTCGCTGCATGGGTTAGGGATTGGATCCGTAGCGCAAAACAATTTTTTGGGTCTGATCTTAAATATTCTGACAACGACATCACTCAAATTCTTCGCCAAGCTCATGAAGGCGTACAGGGTAGCGCGACGCTCACAATTGACACCGTGTTTGATCCAGTATCTCGGACTAAGTTGAATCCGGAAGCCCAGCGTGAAGCTGATCTGCGCTTTATGCGGTCGTATGTCTCCGAAGATGACACCAAGCCTTCCGCTACGCGAGAAATGATGGAGCGCGGTCGTGAAGTATTGTCCACGGCAAGTCCCGCTCTTCGACGTGGGCTTCTGAGCGGCATGTCCGTCAATCAGATCGCCAACGAATACGAAAAGGTCGTGCCGTCATTACGCACGCGCCACGATGTGTTGAACAAGAAAGGCGCTGCGCTGCGTAAGGATCAGAAAGCTATTGCCGACAACGTAATTGCTGCGCATGAAGTATTCAAAAAGTATTCTTTGGCGCAAAAACAAAAAATGTTCGACATCATGAACCGCACGACTGTCGATCAGACCGAAGTTCTGGATGACGCGAAGCGCGGATGGGTTGCCGACAAAACAAGCCCGTTGTACAAAGAATTTAAAGCGCTTCCAGAAAATGTACAAGATGTGTATCGCAAGATGCGCGAAACGTATCACGAGCAATCCAATGCTACGTTGCAGTTCCTAAGCACCATTATGACGCCATCGCAATATCAGCGATTGGTGATGAATTGGAAGTCAAATCGTTTGCGGGTGTACCTGCCGCTGTTCCGTTCGGGCGATCATTGGGTGTCGTATACCGATAAGAGCGGTGAGTTCGTAAAGCGGTCATTTGAAACGCCCCGCGAACGTGAGTTGGCTATTGCTCAGGCAAAGCAGGAAGGCGCGAAAGACATTGAACGCTACAACAACTTGCAGCACATGATCAAAGGCGCCCCGCCCGCAGGGTTCTTCGGTGAAGTAGTTACTGCCTTGCGCAAAGCAAAGGTCAGCGATAGCGTCATTGAGAACGTGGTGGACTCGTATCTGAAACTGCTTCCGGCGAAGTCCACCCTGCAAATGACCCGCACGCGTAAGAACACGGCGGGCTATGAACAAGATGTGGTCAAGTCGTACGCGAATGTGGCGACCGCGCAGGCGTATCACATTAACAACATGAAGTACAACCATGAGCTTGAAGGCGTGATGGGCAACATCCGCAAGGAACTCATGGACGCCGCCAATCTGCATGAAACCAATTCCGACAACCCGAAAGGCTTGGATGTCGATGTGGCCAGTGCGCTCATGGACAACGTGGAGCAGTCCCATCAGGGAATGCTGAAGCCGAACTCCAATTCCGTACTGAGCGGCGTTCAGTACTTCAACTACCTACAATATCTCGCTGGGAACGTATCGACCGCGTTCGTTGCGCTGTCCCACTTGCCGACGGTCGTGTACCCCGTGCTTGGACGTATCCGTGGCTTCGACGCCGCTGCCAAGGCAATGTGGAACGCGGGTAAGTACTCAACAAACTATCATTTCAATGAAGGCAAGAATATCCCGCCTGAGATAGCCAATGTAATCAAGCGGGGCATTGACGATGGGGTATTGGGAGAACGTCGCGCAGAGGATATTGCGGAGTTCAAAACGTCCGGTACGACTCGGTACGTTGGCATCAAGGCGCGGGCCGATGCCATCTTCAACAAGATGCTGGGTACGGCAGACAAGGCGAACCGCGATACCACGCTGCTGGCAGCGTATGAGCTGCACAAAGATGCGCTTTCTGGGAAGCTGTCGGGCGAAGCGCTTCAAGAAGAAGCGTACAAACGCGCCAAGCAGGAAGTCTACAACACGCTTGGATCGGCGTATTCGTCTGCCGGTGCCAACATGATGCAGCACCCGATTGCCAAGTTGTTCCTCACGTTCAAACAGTTTGCTCTGAACCGTGAGTATATGTTGTACAAGTCGTTCAAGGATCTTACAAAGGGAGAGTCTCCCGAAGTCAGAAAGGCTGCGCTCATGCAGACTCTCGGATTCTTTGCGATGGGGGGATTGTTCGCTGGCGTGCAGGGGATGCCGCTGGTTGGCTGGGGGGAACTCTTTGCCAAGTTAGCGAATGATGTGGCGGGTGGAGATGATACGTTTGACCCGGAGGAAATGGTCAAGCAGTCGGTAGGTACGCTGGCCTATAAAGGTCCGATCAATTACTTCTTGAATCTCAATGTCGCTGACCGTACTGGTTGGGACAATATGATTTGGAGAGATGACGAGAAGCGACGTAACGATGTGGGGTTCTTGGGGTTTGCCGCTGAGAAGGCGCTCGGACCGACGTATTCGTTCGTAACGCAAAACGCGCCGAACGCGTGGCATCATTTTTCTGAAGGGCACTTTGAACGCGGTTTGGAAGATGTGATACCCAAGTTTGCCAGTAACGCCATGAAAGGCGTGCGGCTTGGGTTGGAAGGCGCAACCAACAAGGACGGAATACCGCTCAAGCATGATGTGAACGGCTACAACGCCTTCATGCAGATTCTCGGATTCGCTCCAGATGACCTTGCGGAAATGCAGCGGGAGAACATGAACCGCACGGGCATGGAAAAGAAGATTGAGAATTCCCGCAAGACGTTGCTGACCAGAGCGGCGCTGGCCCGTATGACTGGGGATGATGAAGGGTTTGACGAAACGCTGGAACGCATTGAAGAGTTCAACAGTCGGCACCCCGGTGCAGCCATCTCCGGTGCAAACCTGAGTTCCAACATTCTGAACCACTACAAGCGGTTGGCTGAGTCGGTGAATGGGATTTCGCTTCGCCCGAAACTTCGCTCTGAGATTATGAGCGCATACCCTGACGAAGAGGAATAAAAAAACCCCCGCCGAAGCGGGGGTTAATCTTCTCGGGGGGAGAAGCAGAGTGCTAGGGGAGTATAGGGTCGTCGCGCCAAACACGCAAGCCATAGACGTGGTTCTCAATCACTTGCTTGCAGACAACCCGTTCAATTTTCAAACGCTGAACTTCTTTTAGGATATAGCGTTGAACCTGTGCCCTGTTGAGGCAGGGCACAAAGAACGATGTTCCCGGTTGGAACTTCGTCCACTCAATCATCAACGTCTGTGACCCGATCTTCATCAAGGAACGCTTCTTCTTTGAAGAACCCCAACTTGGTCGTATCGAACCACAGACACGTCACTTGCGTATTGTTGTTGGCGCTGGTGCCAGAGAAGATACGCCGCCGCTTCGTGACTTCGTTACCTTCGTGAACAACAAGCGCGTTGCTCTTGCGATATGGAGTAAGGCTCTCCTCAAAGTTCATGTGGTTCTTGTTGCACTCCGCCCGATACGCATTTGCGGATATATACAACATCTTTGTGTCTGGCTCATAGCGCGTCGTCAGCGCCCCGCGAGGTTCACGAATCGGACCCGGATCCAGCCCTCGGGTAGACTTCTTCCCGTTGATGACCAATATCTCGGCGTAATGCCGTTGAAGGAACAACCCCAAGAACTCGTCAGCGTCGAACATGTACTGACGCGCCGTCTCACGCGACTTCTGAATGAGTTGAAGTCCATAGTCAAACACCGGCTTGATGGGGATGTCGTGCAGGTTGAGCTGCTTGGCTACTGCGCCACCCGTTATGGCAAGGCTGGTCTGTAGCGCCCAATACCGTTCTGAGTTGCGCACGTCACCCTGCCTGTCAACAAGGGTCCGTACCTCGTTGAGCTTGGCTTCGACCATCCTAGACTGCCCGACAAGAGCCTGTGCGAATGGCTGAATGGCGTGCCCGTAGTGATGCACCAGCGGCTCAAAGTGGTTGCGAGACCACGTGGCGTCTTCCACGGTCGGGTCAGGAAAAGTGATCTCCATGACTCGCTTCATCTCACCATCCGGCATCGTCTTTAGGGATGTCAGCATATCGACAACGGATCGGTTGGACGATGAGATCATGCCCGTCTGGAACGTCGTGCTGTTCACGCGCTCGGCGTTTGAGTGCTGCTTCATTCGGTTCTTGCCACGACCGGACGTAACGTCATATACCTGTTGTGACATAATGTCCGGAGGCATATTAGTAATCTCGTCCATAGTGACCGCAAGATTCCTCATTACGCCCAACCGCTGCATCCGCACGTTGTACGTATCCTTGGGGCTGAGCAAGAGCTGCTTGGGATGACCGTAGATGCTGTTGATGGCTTGCAGGACGGTCGTCTTGCCGGTACCTGATTGACGCCCTACTAGGTTCAGCAGGAAGCCATCCAGCGCGGTATATCGCAGCAGCAGAGTACCGAACCCCATGAAGAACGCAAACGCCCGATACTCCAGCCCCGGTGTTGCGTAGTAGTTGATGATGTCCTTCCAGACATGGAAGCTCCCCTTGGCCGTAAAGTACGGCATGATCGCAATCGTGGCCTCGGTCGGCGGGTTGTGCGCAATCTCCGTAGCACGGATCTCCCGGTCGCCAATGACGATTGCCGACTCATCATCAAGCCACCCAAACTGCCGGTGGGCTTTGTCCGCTTTCATCTCCACTTGTAGTGTCTCCACCCATTTGGTTACGTAGGACATCAAAAGATCCTGCCGCTTGTTGAGCGCGGTGATCCCGTTGAATGCCATAGCCCCAACGAACTTGTCTTTCGCTATGAGCGTCGTCAGCGGCATGATGAAATCCACCACACCGTCTCTTGGTTTGTGTACACGAATGAGTATGGTTTCACCTACCTCGGGGTCCAACATCCGTTTCACAACGTAAAAGTCGTGTTGGTAAACAAGGTCAATACGTTCTTCTTCGACGCCTTCTTCGTTTTTGATCCGGTTGCGGACGTACACACCGCCCGTCTTACCGCGAACGTAAGGTGCCGGGAACTTCGGAATTACGTATTCTTTTTCTTGCTGCGTGATTTCGTCTTTTTCAACGACTTTGTTTTCTTCTTCCGTAGCTTCAACAAGCTCAACCCCAAGCTGGATCGGAGACGTAAGTTTGTGAGGGCACCCTTCACAACCGCTAGGATTGAGTTTCTTGAACGTCTCGCACGTGTACGGGCCTTTGGTCGCTGCCGCTTTGCGTTCGGTTTCTTCCGGGTCATAGTCCGGGTGCTTGTTGGAGATGACGTGGATGGCGCGGTTTCGGTCGATGCACCGCTCTGCGATGCTGAGACCTGCTCTCCATAAAGGCTCCTCAATTTGTTCTTGATTCTCGAAAATATGTAAAAGTTGTCCACAGCCATTACCCTCAACTGATTTGACCAGAATGGAACGAAAGCGAGATTGCTTGTTACCCATCAGCGAAAGTGTGACCGCATCCAACGGAAGTCGGGGCGCGTTCTCTTTCGTAGCAAGAAAGCTCTTTGGCAGTACTTGATCTACATCATCTACGCTCCACAGATCGCCTACGGTCAGTACTTCAACCCGGATGGGGTTCGTAGGGTCTTTGACGTGAAGCGTTTCAGGAACTCGTAAGACTCGCGCAGCGTCGCACGTAACAGCAGCATCCACCTTGAAGTCGTGATGATTGCAAAGATCTTTGAGTGTCTCTGCTCTCGCCGCCCAATCAAGCCGGGGCAGTTCTTTATCCAAGATCCAATAGACGTGCGCACCCACACCGGACTTGACGATGGTGGGACGCGGCAAACCTGTGGTCTTGCAGAAAGCACGTAAGGCGGAAATGCCTTCGCTCAGATCGGCGTATGGCTTGTTGAAGCCACAGTCAAGGTCTATGAAAAACGAACGTAGCGATACAGCGTTCTTGATCGTGCGCCCATTGATCGTCCCCCCGAATTTGGCAACGGCGAAAAATACATTGAAGTTGTCAGCCATCAACTCGTCTGCGTATTGACTGAGCGCGTCAACACTATGGACGAACCGTTGCCTTACACCGTCTTCTTTGATACCTGTCGTGCAATAGCATTCCCCCTCCGTAAGAGGGGGAAGCACAAGCGCGAGAAAGTCATTTCTCGTAAGCATCCTAAGCTCCCGCGCTTAGTTGTTATCAGTCATCCCATGAGTCGAGGATCTTGGACAGATCGGCCTTCTCAGCGGGAGCCTCGTTCTTCTTGGAAGTACGCTTGACCGGCTCGGGCGTTGCCTCAACAGGCGCAGCTTGAACGGTTTCCTCTTCCTCGGTAACGACGGGGGCGGGATCCTTCTTGACACCATCAACCTCGGAGACGGTCATGGTGATGGCTTTCTTGGCAGCGTCCGACTCACCCTGCCGAATAACAGCAGCGTGTTCGTCGGCTTCAAGGAAGCGCAGGGGCTTGAACGTGATCGTCGGCGTAGCCTGATTGGTATCGAACCGCGCTTCGGTCACGACTGCGGTAATGGGAATACCCTTGCTGCCGATGAACTTGCCGTAGGCTTCCAACGGCCACTTGTTGTGTTCGCCTTCACCAAAGATCGACTTCGACGGAAGCGTGAGCTGGTACACGTCACCTTCGATGTCATTGGCAAGCACGACCGCCAGACGGCGGCTGTAACGGCAAGCACGGGAGTCACCCTGCCCCGAACCCTTGATGTTCTGCGGGCAATCGACGCAACGCTTGGCTTGCGGCTCGGCCACCTTCGGATCCGGAGTGATGCCATTGGCACTCCAGCAGTTGGGGCGGGTCGGCTCAGCGCCTTCGCTGTATGCGCCCGCATAGTAGGTACGCGAATTGTACGGCGCGGCATTCACGATGACGATGGGCAGAGCGCGTTCTTCATTACGCGACACTTCCTTACCGTTGATGACGCAGCGCCACACGCCACCCTTGATGCTGATGCGCTTGATGCCGCCGCCACCGCTGCCCATCAGGGACTTGGTAACGTCGTCAATCTCGCGGGTCTTCAGATAAGACGGCAGTTTGTTGCCGTCGAAAAGCGACAATTCCTTCGACATATACGCTCCTTAGCGTTTGGTAATAACGATGATCTGGTTGGTATCCATGTTCAGTCCGGGCGGGTGCAGGTCGGGATGTTCCTCCAAGAACTGGGCCATGTTGGTGTTGTTGATACGATGCTGGAGCAAGCTCAAAGCATCATGCTCCTTGATGAACTCCATGAACGATCCCCAGTCATTCGTCCAGTAGTTCTTGTTGACACGACGAGAGACCGTCCCATGCTCGGTGCGCATGGTGCTGAGTCCCTGCTCCTTGCAAATCTCCAACAACTTGTTGGATATGACATCAAGCTGTTCCTTCAACGCTTCATCTTGTTCCGCAAGCTCGCGTCGCTTCTCGCGGATCTTTACGTAAATCTTGGTCAACCTATCGACATTGACTTCTTCACTCATTGCACTCTCCGTTTGTTATGCGGCGTCTTCAGCGACGTTGTTGTACAAGTCAATCAGCTTCGTATGCACGTCGAGCTTCTGGGACAGCATCTTGTAGATATGCCGTTCCACAGGACTGCCCTGCAAGTGCACCACGGTGCATGGATGATGTTGCCCTGCGCGATGCACCCGCGCATTGGCTTGTAGGTATGTCTCTATCGACGTAATCGGCCCCCACCAGACGACCACGTTCGCAGCGTGTAGCGTTACACCATGCGCGGCAGCTTGCGGCTGCACGATCAATACCTTTGGATCCTTCTCAGTTTGGAACCGATTGAATATGTCGGTTCGCGCCCTTGGGCTTACCTCGCCACTGATGATCGCGTTGCTGATCTTTTCTGCCGTAAGCTTCTCCGCGATGATGTCGATGGCGTGTTTGAACGGCACGAACACAATGACTTTCTGGCTGGCTTCTTCGATTACCTCAAGCAGCGAGTCCATGCGGTTGCCCGCATCAAACGCCACGACCTCACCAGTATCCGCATAGACCGCGCCACATGATAGTTGCAGCAGTTTGTTGAGCAGCGCCGCCGCATTGACGGTTGTGATCTCTTCGCCCGCTGCGACCGCGACCATCTGCTTGCGGATCTGTTCGTAGAACTTTGTCTGCTGTGTGGTCAATGGCACGTCCCGCATTACATACGTCATTGGCGGCAGGTCGAGGCACTCGTCCTTGGTAAACCGGATCGCAGGTTGTAACGCGTTATGTACCACGGTGCTAGCGTTAGGTTTGGGGATCCACTTGAATGTACTGATTTTGTACATGAGTTGATCCCTGAAGTCTCCGTAAAACTTAGGTACGTTCTTCGGATTGACGATCTTCGCCAGCCCATATGCGTCGGTGGGCAACTGCGCTGCCGGGGTTCCGGTCAGCATCCAGATCCACGTGTCTGCCTTGATGATGGAGTTGAGCGCCTTCCATCTCTTCGTCTGAACATTCTTATACGCGTTGGCTTCATCGACCACGATCAGATCGAAGTTCGCTTTTGCAATTTCATCCTTGATGATGGCAAGCCCATCGAAGTTACAGATCACAAACTCTGCGTCGCTGCGCACTGCCTCAATCCGTTTCTCTTTCGAGTGGCTATGCGCAATTGCGCATGTACGGTGCATGGCGGTCTTGAACAGATCGTTGCCCCATGCGGACTGCATGATCGACAGCGGACATATAACCAATACTCTCTTTATACGTCCGATATTCATCAAGTAGTCAGCAGCCCATATCACAGATGATGTCTTGCCGGTACCCTGTTCGTTGAAACAGAACGCCCGCCTGTGCAGAGTTAAGAACGCTGCCGTCGTCTTCTGATGTTCAAACGGTGTGTACATCCCGGTCCATTCGTAGTCCGCTAGGATCGGAGACGGGACGTTCTTCATCTGTAGGTTCTTGAGGATCTGAGCTTCCTCCAGCCCCCACTTCACCAGCACATCATTCGGGCCAAGCTGCTTCGACCGTGGAATGACGGTTGTGATTCTCTGAGGGTTCTTCACCTTCAAGAGAAGAGCTTTGTTATTTATGATTTGCACATCTGCTCCAATAGACTCTGCACCAGAAGTAAGGTTTTTACTTCTGGCGGCTTGACCCCTAACGGGGGTCAGTCGGTTTACTTAATATAGATACTCTCGAAACAAAGTCAAGCGGGTTTGCGATCTTTATTTCGCTTGTACGCACGGTTCTTGTGCACTGCGACAACACGCAAGTTGCTGCGACTCGTTGACCCGCCTTTGCTAAGCGGTTGTTTGTGATCGACATCTTTGCCGTCGCCTTTGTGAGCGCGACCCGCCTTCACCATTTCCGCCCGTGCCGCATTGCGCTTGGCACGATTCTTGATTTGTTCGGGCTTGCCTTGGTAGTTGTCGTACTCTCGTCTGTAGTCACGCGCCATCTATGATCTCCCGTTATGCAAGCAGTCTTTGATCGGACACCACTTGCTACATGTAAAGTTAGGTTTTGGATTCCACACTTTCACCTTGAACGCTTTCTCAAGCAGAGCAGTTTCATTGAGCCACTTCAACCAGTATCTATGCGTGTCATGCACGTTGTAGTTGGCTTTCACCATCTCTTGTGATACGACGAACAGCAACGCGCACTTCGTCTGCTTGACATTCGGGAAGTGTTTGAACGTAGCCAACGACAACAACTCAAGCTGCTTCGTATCCGCGAACTTTGCAGACTTGCCGGTCTTGTAGTCGATGATGCGGGCGGTGTCTCCGTCAATGATTAGCAAGTCTGCGATGCCCCGCCACCAAGCATCGGGTGAGTCGAACGCGCATGGTTCCATTGAGCGAGTCAATGCCATCTTGTATTCGCAATGCTTCTCGCCGGGGTACGCAGCCAACTTGTCAAGGATAGGGCGCAGGTATTCCAACGTCGGGGGCAGGTCAATGTCGTCGCGGATGTATTCCTCCGCAGCCTTGTGCATCATCAGCCCGTACCGTATAGCGTCGGTCGGCGGTTCCTTCACATCCTGCTGAATACGTATACGGTAGTATTTGTGTGGGCACTGTTGGAACAGGCCCAAGGATGAGTATGACCATGTGTAGTTGTTCTCATCCATCAACATTCCCCGTAGTTAGCCCCCACGCCCGCTTCGCAATTCAACGGCAAGTCTTGCGCCCACGTCGGTCTCCAACGCATACATTCTTCTACGTACTTGATCGCCTCATCCGCTTCAGCTTCAGGGGCAATGCAAGCGACGGCATCGTGCACGGTCAGCACGACCTCGTATCGTTTCCCGATACGCAGCATCTGCTCGGCAATTACACAACGGGCAACTGCTTGGCAGATGTTTTCTACAACCTTGCCGCCGTATATCTTAACAGCGCCTGTCCGGGTGGTATATGTAAACTGCACACCATCAGGGCCATCATGCTTCGCCAGCCCGCTATACCGCTGCCACAGCCCGCTTGGTAGCAGGAAGCCCCGCTCCTCTGGGTCGAACTTCACAGCGTCTACGACCCCAAATTTGGCGTCGCTCTGAGACAGAATAGCCGCTAGGCATAAACCCCCCTGCCGCCAGAGTGCGGGTATTTCCGGGTATGCTTTCCGGTACACACTGATGATGCGTTTGCATTCATCCAAATCCACGTCAACGCCAAACGTCTTTAACTGTATCTGGAACTTGGCTGCGCCCATGCCGTAACCTGCGCCCAGCACGGTGGTCTTGCCGACAAAGCGTTCTTCCTTGGTGACCTGATCTTCGGGCTTGTCGTATATAGCAGAAGCCATTTTTCTATACACGTCTTCGCCACGTGCAAACGAATCAACCAAATCCTTTGCACCTGCCAGCCACGCCAACACTCGGGCTTCGATCTGACTGGAGTCACTGTCGATGATTACAAACCCCGGCGGGGGTTCGATGGCTTGCTTGAGCTTCCCGGCAAACGCCCCACGGCTCGGCAGGTTCTGGAGATTGATCTTGTCATCTCCTCCCCACCGCCCCGTATGCGCGGCGTAGTACTTGATCGGTACAGGCAGCCGCCCTCGCTTGGCTATATCTATAAACCGTTGCGTGCGTGTTTCTTCCAGCGTCGTCTTGACGCCCAGCCTTGCACTCACCAACATCTGTACACGTGGATCTGAATGTTCCAGAAGCGCCTTGAACTCATCATCGGTCTTGGCAAACGCCCATGTATCTTTTCCGGTACGGGGGCTTACCTTTCTTGGTGGCTCGACGCCCAGCTTCAGTAGCAACCCGGCGAACTGATCATTGCTCATGAGCGCATCTTTGTTTGCGCCTGTAGCTTCCATCAGCTTGCTCTTGTTGTCTTTGATGTTCTCCAGATGTGCTTCAAGCTTCGGCAGGTTCAACTGCAACGTCGGCTCTATGAACATCCTGAGAGTCTGATCTATGACTCTAAGCTCTCCAACAGGAAAATCCCTAGCAAGAATACTAAATAGACGATGAGTGAGATCCACATCGTTACGACAATACTTACCATAGGCAGAAAGATCAGCAGCGTTGAAATCAACGCGTCTCTTACCCAAAGCATTAACGACCTCATTGCCCTTCTCCCCAATGTTGTATCGTTCTGCCAACTTCTTTAGAGATCCTCCAGCATCTACCCCATTGATGGCGCGAGCCATACACAACGTGTCAAGCCATGCCTTCGGTTTGATGCCGTAACGCCACGATAAGATCGCGCCATCGAACATTGTGTTGTGGCAGAGGATGGCGTGTCCCTGCCACTCCTTGTGGCCTCTTTCCAAGACAGCCTCTATCTCAGCCGCGTCGGAGTACCACTTGCTCGGGCCGTCATCCACCTTCATGCCCATACCAATGACTTCAAAGCGTGGATCGTTGATGTACTCCTCCGTCGTCATCTTCGACAGGCTGTAGTCCTTGTCGTAATACGTTTCAAAGTCAATCGTGATGATGCTCATTCTTTTTTCTCTTGCGACCAATAGGACGGGTCTTCACATTCGTAATCCATAGGAACGTCGCGCCACTCATGTCCGTCAACTTGCTCCCAATGATCTCGCACCGTGAAAGCATAACGCAGCCACACTTGCTGTAGAATCTTCTTGCCGTCGCGCTCGACAAAACGCAACGGGATTCCCGGTGACCAATGGGGTTTCATGCTCATTCTCTTTCCCCTAATACTTCATCGCTAGGCTTAGGCCACATTACGATGTAACCGTCTTTGTTCTGAGTCCAATAAACTGGAAAGCCTTCTATGGTATTGTCCAACTTGTTGAACTCGTCTAGGTGGATACGCACCAACTCAATAGATGCACTATTAAATGAGCAAGTAATTTTCATAGCTTCTCCCCTTTATTTTTAAACTGACCTCTGACTGCTCTCCAAGGATGGGGGTGCTTATGCACCCCTTTCTTTTTAGCCTTGCGTGTTTTTAGGTGGCTTTCTTTGTCCATCAGCTTCTTCCTCCTTGACTGCTGTAAACAAAGCTATAACCCAAATGGCGATACAACACACCATCAGCACAACTGACAATGCGTGGCTCCATGACAACTTCTGCCACCAGTCCCATACTGCGTTCATTGCATCGTTCCTATTTCCAAATTAAGCCTAGTGGCCGCGATGAATATGGTAGCGACACTACGATCTCCCCAAATCTCTTGATCTTCTTCATCCATAGGAAGATCACCACGATCATTGGCAACACGCACCGCAAGCAAAGTAAGCATATTGCGAATAATGTCCTCGTCGCTCGGAAGTTTGGTGTCTTCAGTCATGGTCGGCCTCCGTTAAAATTCGTAAAACCTTCGTGGTAAATTCTTCGCGCATATATTTGGTATAAGCATCCGCGAGCATATCTTTTTCCTGTTTGGTCAACCCAATAAAATATTGGATAGCCGGATCTTTTTGATCGGCTATGTACTCATATATGGAACTGGTGAGCCATTCCCATTTGTCATCATTGAAATCTTGCGGATTCGTTCGTAATCGTTCGATTACAAGTTTTACACCACACGCCGGATATTCATCATCCTTGAACAGATCAAGTTGTACTGGAGCGTTCACGGTTCACCCCTTGTCTGAGCGTTTTCAATCATCGAAAGCGCTGCCGTTACAGTAGGCGCAACTGCGGTCCAACCGCCAGACATTCCTGTACGGTACTCCCAACGATTAACGTTGATGTACTTGGGTCTCCAACGCCACACTCGCACCGACTGCGGCATCATCTTGAAAACACTTTCTTTACCCTTGTCGGAAACACGTACCATCCACATATTAAATCTCCTCCGACTTGGTAATCTCACGATCCAAATACCACCGCGCCTTCTTGAGATCCTCAAGGTAATTGCCCTTGGACTCTGCGCGAGCGACATACTTGACGACGTTGCCTAGACGGTAATTGAGACCCCACGCTTCGATGGCTTCAATCACTTCGATGCCGCCTACGTTGTAGTGCGGAGGATGGTTGACCATATCAGGCGCGCTGATCTCAACGAACAAAGGCTCTGCGGGCTTCCAATCTTTTGGCTCTTTGCCCCACTGGCTACGCACAACATAGACAAGTTTCTTTGTGCATTTCACAGCCTTGGCAATCTCATCAACCGACTTGCCTTCGGCCAACAGCGCACGGATCTGCGCCGACTTACTCTGCTTCTTCATCACACTCTCCTGTTAGATTTCTTTGAAGTACTCGACAATTGGCCCCATGCGCGGGCCATCAACCAACACTCGCAGCCGCAAATCTGAATCGCGTTCTGCACGTTTAAACACTCCTTGTTCTACAAGTTTTTTTATACGACGCAGCATCACCGTCTTGGATAGCACCGTGTTCTTGGTGAGCGTCATGATAGTTACGTCGCCTTTGGCTTTGGCACGTTGGTACTCGCTGATGACATACAGATCAGAAAGATCGAAGCCATCGTCATTCAGTACCCGCGTGGCCTCCGCGAAGTTACTCAAGTTCATTTGATTTCCTTTAGCTTGTTTTCTAGTTCTCCCAGATTGTATTCGTTGATTACAAAACTGAGTCCACCAGTCCGTTCAATGGAGTTCAAATTCATCAATTGCAATCCTGTGGGTTTGTTAGACCCAGCCTTACATTCGATGCCTATGAACCTACCGTTAAAACACGCAACGATGTCAGGGACTCCAGAGCTACCGTAGCCATGTGTGGCGGGCATAAAGAAATAAGCGTTGTATTCCAACAATAGCTTTTTGACTTTAGCTTTTACTTTAGCTTCTGGAGTCATACCTGCCTCGTTTAGATACTACTCGTAAAGGTAGTATAGTGTATCGCAAGCACGGTATCCAACATGAGGAACAAATCGCGTGTCCATCAATTTGAGGAGCGCAATCTTTTCCTGAATATCACTTGCCAAGTCTTCCGGTTTAGCCGGTAGCTGGATGCCAGTAACGATGCCTTCTTGCCCCATGTTCGCAATCACAGCCTCGGCATCTCCAAGATAAGCGACGCGCGACGGCCACGGTTTAGTCATTCGTCCGACTCGCTCTTTGTACGCGTCCACAACTTTCTGGTCAGTCAGACTGTTGAGATACTCGGTGGCGAAATTGCCTGAGTACGACCGCTCTTTAATCAACGCTTGCAGCAACGTCTCGTTGATTGTTCCAAACGAATAGCCAGCCGCTTCGTTAAACAGCCTTTGATACTTCTCCTCTGCTTCACGGATCCAACTGCGATGCTCGCCCCGCGCAGTACGTGAGTGCGTATCGAACAAGTTCTTCCAGTCCAAAGGCTTGACGAAGTTGTTGATAAGTTCGATTGCTTTTTCTGGAGTACGTGCGAACTTGGTATTCGCACGGCTACCCCGGTTCTTGAGCTTCTCGTTGTGGATTGTCGGAGCCTCGACAACAAATACCCAATTGCCTTTATCGTTCCTCTGATACGTGAGCCTACCGCAGTAGCCCATGTGGGCATTGGGGTACCCACCTAATGCGAGCCGGTCATCCGCAAAGCGCACTTCGTAATGCGCCGTGGGTGTGATGGTGATGCCGTACTGATACCGCATCAACCGCGATGACTTGAGCAGTTTTTGGCAGATGTTGGTGATCTCTATGCCCATATCCTCGCCCAACTTCTTGGACGGATCGAACTTGATACCCATGATTGCACTCCTTAGAACATATTTAGAATTTCATCAACCCGACGCTTCGTCTCATGACGCAGCTCGGTATCCTTACGCAAGTCAGTCGCAGTCAGACCGACAAGCGCCTTCTCAACTTCACGTCGCGCAGTCTCCAACTTGGGGTCGTTGGTCACGTTCAAGCGCGTGAGGATCGAACACAACTCGGTAGTGTTGGTTACAAGCGAATCACGGAAGATCTGCTTGTCCTCACCTGCCAACTTGTTGCTCATGTGCTTGAGACATTCGTGCAGCCGCTCCCACAGATCACGATTGGCGTCCTGCAATTTGTCGTTGTAGTACTTCTCGTACTGCTCACGCAGTTCGCGCTGTGCAGCCTCGGGTGCATCCACACGGAAGTCACCGGCCATCGGCACCGGCATGAACGTGTACGCGAACCGATTCTTGTGCCTGATGACCTCAAGCTGCGGGTAGTCGTCACGGTTGAACAGGTCGCCCAACTTGAGCGCTGCCGCGCTGATGAGATTGGGATACTCGGCGTAGAACTCATCAGCCGCCGCATCGAACGCGCGTTGCCACTCGTTGAGTTTGGCCTTGTACTCAAAGAAGTTGGACATAGGCAGCAACCGCGTGCCATTGTCCGACCACGGCAGCGTGTTCTCGTAATGCCAAGCGCGAGTCGCATTGGCGATGCTATGCAGCGCGTCAAGTTTGTCCATACCCGGCAGCAACTGCTTGTGATAGTTGCCCGCGCGAGTCTTGGTGTTCTTGTTCGCGTCCACTTCCTGCGAGACCTTGCGATCCATCTTGCGAGCCAGCCAGACCGCCAGATTGAGATCAATCAACATTGCACTATTCTGAATCATGATGCACTCCTAGTTATTGATGTCCATGTAAAAACTCTTGCCATTCGCAGCCACGATGCCCTTGGTCGTGATACCCCACAACACCGGACACGGCCACCCGTTACCCCAACTCGACACATAGCCGTCGGTCAATACGATTGCACACTCGGCATTGATACGCTTCTGCTTGATGTAGTCCGGTACGCATTGCGGCTCGGTGCCACCACCGCCCGCTGGCTTGGTGCTGTGCAACAAGTTGTCGAGTTGACCGGCGTCATACGTCTCGTGACGACATATGTCCGTGTCCCAATACAACAGGTCGATGCCGTCGGGCTTGACCTGCTCGCATACCAACTTGACGAAGCCAAGCAACCGTGATGCAACCTGCTGCGTCACGGAGCCAGACATATCAATAGCGATGACCAACCGACCAACCGTGTTGCCGATCATGCTCGGCATATACACGTCCTGACTCACCCACCGTCGATGTGGCTTGCGCCACGTTGACTCGTCCTTGCCATTGCAATGACTGGTAATGAAGTCCTGCAATATCTCACGGGGGTCAACCTTGGGTTCGAGCGCCTCGTTGATCTCGCGGGGGATGTTGCCGTTCATCTTACCGGCCAACAACTTGCCCTGTCTCAACGCTTGGTCAATGTCCTTCTCAAGCGTAGCCTTCTCGGCCTCGGTCATCTCCTTGGCACTGTCCCAGTCGTGGTCATCGAAGCACTCGCCATCGCTGCCACCGTCGCCACCCTCATCGTCGTCATCCTCGTCCTCAAGCAAGCGGAACACAGTACCCGCGTCGAGTCCGCGATACTGCTCGTCAAGGCAACCGCCAGCCGGGAACTTGACATCCTTACCTTCCGGATCGGTGTCGCGAATCATCAGGTTGATAACGAAGTCGCACGCACGGTTGGCGCGTCGAGGATCTTGGTCGTACAACTTGCGCCATACGATAAGATGCCGAAACGCTTTGTGCAGGTTCTCGTGAAGAATGAGGAACCGAAGTTCCTCATCCAACAATTTGTCTACGAACACGCGCCCATACTTGGTATTGACGCCATCGGTGCAAGCCGTGGGCACGTCGTCGCACACCTCGGTCTTACCGATCATCATGATCCCAGAGTACAGACAGTACTTGGGGTTACGCATCAGCCATACGTGTGCACGCTGCACACGCTGTTCAGCACTCAACTTCATTGCACTCTCCTGTTATTAGAACAGCCACTGGTTCGCAAGCGCCCAGTCCTTGAAGTCCTTGTTCATCACGCAGAACGCTTGCTTGTTGGCCACCTTCATCACGCTGGTCGCAAACAACGCCTGCCACTCCTTGTCCATGCGCTGCGCATACCGCATCCACTTGCTGAGTGTGTCCTTATCGACACGCGTCACCGCACCGAACGTGAGGATGCACTTGGCAACCGTGTCGTCAGGCAACTTGGCATTGTCCGGGTCGGAGACGATGGCATCCCATGTCGGCAACTTGTCAGCCACCGTGAAGAACGCTTGCATATCACGCGCAGCCGACTCACCGACGGTACCGGCCAGCAATGCAATGGTCGTCGCCTCGCCCAACTCGGCACGCCGTGCAGCGATGTGGCTCGCCTTCTCCAACGAACGTCCGGTCACGAACGCGCTGCGGCCAGCATCGTGCAGGTTGTTGATGTACGGGTTCTCACGCTGCGTCGAATCGGTCGCCGCTGCAAGGCAATGCGGGAACTGCTTGACCCACGCAATGATAGTTGCCTCCAGCCCCTTGGGCATTGCGAAGTTCTCAATCCACTCGTCAGCGTCGGGCTTGCGGATGCGCACCTTGGTCGCACGGTTGAGAGCGTGCTTCTGCATCAGGTCGCCTAGACCTTCAATGCCCAGATTGCTGGTCGCAAACACGATGCTACCTTCTGGCAGGTAGTTGTCACCAAGACGCTTCTCGTACAACAACGTGAGCAACACGTTCTGCACGGGGCGGGACGCCTTGCCGATCTCGTCAAGACACACAGCGACCGGCCCACCGGCATTGAACCCGAACCGCGCATTGGGAGCGAAGCGCGTCACCTTCATACCGTTCTCTTCAACCACGAACGGCAACGCGCAGTCACCCACGTCGAGCAACGTGCAGTCGATCATCATGGGCTTGTGGGTCGGGCGCAGTCGGACGATCTCGCTCAGCATGGCGGACTTGCCAAGCCCCATCTCGCCCTCGCCAATGATGGTCACGTACTCGCCAACCGTCGCAACGGAATGGGCGAACTCTTGCAGCGAAATCTCGCTGCCGAAATTGATAGCACTCATCTTGCACTCCTATATGTTTATGGATGTTCAGACAACATTGCGCCGGATCTTGTCGTCCGGTTGGATCTCAACAATCTTCTGCGATTCACTCACAACAAGTTTCTGTATAGCCCTCTTGATTCGTTTCAGATCTTGTTTCACGTCGTAATACACAAGACGACGCGGCCAGCCGTTGAACTTGGTCTCCACCGTCTCGACAGGTCGCAGCCCCTCGTTCATACCGGCATGGGAATAACCATAGTTGCCGGGATCATTTATATACGCTAAAAGGCAAAAGGTCAACAAATAGTCATCTTCGTGCAGGTTGGTCAGCCACTCGATAGCCAACTGCCGATCACTCTGCACCGGGGCGTACCCACCATTCGCAGCCCAGAGCATGAACGCATACGGCACGGGCTTACCCGATGGGGATTTAGGTGGCATCTGATACCCGAACCGGCTAGCTCGAACTTCTGCTGGGTCTGCTTCATTCTCCACGGTCCCTAAAACTTCTTTACGTGTCTGGTGCATCAGCCAGCCGTCGCTTAGCATCACGAACGACTTCATCCAGTCGAAGAACGGTCTCATCTTGGCGTACTGCGGTGCGGTTGCCTTGCGGTCAGCCACGCTGATCTGCACCTTGTAGTCGATAGGCTCCAGCCCGCCGCCCTTAACCCGAAACCTGATGCCGTCTGCGGTCAGCGGGATCTTTGTGTAGTTGGACTGTCCCCTGCTGTACAGCCACACGCGGTTGGCTTGCTTGAACGCACCCATCTCCCACGCCACGCGATACCCGAAGCCCTTGCGCAGCGAGTCCGATATTCTCCTCGCCGTCGTGTTGGTATCCCATCCGCCAGTACCCACTATGCACGTGCCGTCCGGGTAGACCTTCACAATGTCGGTTTCGTACAGCCGCACGATGTACACGGGGTCGGTTGCTTGTTGCAGGGCTGCGTCGTATCCGGTCTTTTCGATCAGCACCCACGTCTTGCTGCGTCGTTTGCCCATTGGCCGCACGTGCGTGCCGCGCAGGGGTTCAGTCTTGTTGAATATTTCTTTGTACGCGTTGTACAGATGCAGGTCTGGAATACTCATTTCGGTTCGCCTCCTGATGGCGCGTTGATGTGGGCCTCGTCTGCTTCGTACCGGTTGATCTGCTCCATGGCTTGCTCTTCCGCATGGTCGTTGTTCATCGCCTGACACTCAAAGTCAAACTCAAAGTCTGATTCAGAAGGTTCTACTTCAATCCTGACAACGTATTTCTTCATGTCACACCTCCTCCAAAATCAGACGGGGTTGCGGCAGTTCCATCACCCAATCCCAGAACGCATCCTCCTCGTCCTCGCTCATGGCGTCGGTGACTGCCTCCGTCTCGTCATCGTTGTACAAGTTGTAACCACACTCGCTATCCCAAAAGCCCTTGAGAGTCTTACCCTTGTAAGTGAGTGTCACGTCACAGCGGGCATCCCAATCGCCGCCCATCACTGCACCGTCTTTCGTCTTGTTCTCGTTACTCATCTCAGCCTCCTAAGCCCCGTCCGGGGCGGGTTAGTTGTTTCAGCATTTCCCGGTCGGTGACCGGCATGTAATTACTCTTGTGCATCGGCACGATGGTGTGCTTGTAGGCGCGAGCGTCTCGCTCCCCACATGGTTTGCAGGTTTGGTACCCGATGTTTGCACGTGACGGTGCGATGACTTGTGCGCACCACTTGCATCGGTCCATCTCACTCCTCCTCCTCATGAGCCATTACGACGGCGGTCATTAGCAGGACCGGCAACGCGAACCAAAAGGGCGCACCGAGCGCCGAGAAATATGCCAATGCAATGAGCCAACCTTTCCAGCCTCTAAGTTTCATTGCGGATCCTTTGCGCGTGATAGTTCGCGCGGTCGGCGGGTGAGTAGTGCTACTCACTCCAAGTTATTGAAATGTAAGACAATAAAAAATGCCTGAGTAGCGTGAGTAGTTAGGCTAATCGCGCTAAGGCATTGAATGTAAAAGATAAATAGACGTTTTTCGACGATTTTGAGTAGCAACTCAAAAATATACGTTCACCCCCGCGCAGCCGCTCGTACAGACACAGAGCAACAAGTTTTTTCTGTGTTGTGAGAGGAATAGGGGGTATATATATAATTTAATTACTTATTACTTACTTACTACTGGACCCCTCACTACTTGCTTGCGGATCAATCACTTGCGAACGAAACGGAGTGAGTACCTCTGCTACTCACTCTACTCAAAATAGGTGATTGCTACTCAACGACGCATTTTGCGCGAGTATTGACGGCCGAAAGAAAAACCTGTAGGCTGCAATGCAGCCTACAGGTCAAAGTGAAGTACACGATCACGCTGCAATCATGGCCAACATAGCTTTAGCCGCAACCTTCGCAGCCTCGGTGACCTTCGGCTGGTCCTCGCCGAGCGCGTCCTTAATCGTCTCGTCGTTAGCGATCAGGCGGTCAAGGTATTTCTTGATCGACTCCGGCGTGACCTGCATCGGTGCGGACTCAGCCGTGAATTCCGCGAAGGTGATTTTCGACGCTTCATCCACGAGGAAATCCTCCGCCGTGCGGTCTTTCGACAAAGCGCCGACCCAGATGTTGCCCTGCTTTTTGTCCTGCCGCAGCGTGAACTTGCCATTGGTAAAATTCTTGTACCAAGCAGCGAGGCCCTTCACGCGCTGGCCCGAGGGTAGAGCGTTCATGAGCGATACAGCGAGAGTGTAGTCGCCGTGGTCACGCATATGGGCGAGAGTCGAGACCGCGCAGGTATGAATGTCGCTTTGCAACTTGTTGGCACGAGTCTTGATGCTCTTGATGGTCTTAACGGTATCGGCTTGTGAGAGAAGTTTAAACATGATTTGCACTCCGATTGATTGGTATAAAGATGAGTCTATGTTGACATTATGAAGGGTAGCGAGATTGCGCCCTTCTCAATATCAGCACGGGCTGATGCGCTTTTTCATGTTCCGGTCTGTATCCGGTTGCAATCCAATCCGTACACGGTGCCAGTGGTGTACGGGCGATTACGCGCCTTCGGTATTCCTAATGGCTGCTCTTGCACGTCGCCCACACTCGCCGGTACTCACGCTTGCGCGCTTTTCGGTCCACGTGGCTGCAAGGCCCTAGCCTTCAGCATCCGGCGGATCCGTCCGGGGGTTTGCACCTCTTGCGGGTGGGATCCGACTAGCGACGACGTCACGTCGTTACTTGCATCTATAAGACCATATTTGACGATGATTGTCAAAACGACCACGATCAGCCGAAACCGAGCAATTCGCCACGGTTCGCACCTTGACTCCCACTAGGAGGCCACCCCCCAAAATCACAACGGGCCCCCCGCGCGCCAGCCATGCTCAATAATCTGCACACCCGATCTGCTTCTTTAAAATCCAACCCCCCACCCACTTGTTTATAGGAACCTACCCCCTTGCTTTTTCTTTTCAGATGGGGGAGGGGGGTATATATTTTTGAAAATAGTTTTATGTTATGTTCTAAGCTTCTTTCGCCATTGCGAATGCAAAATGCCCATTGTCGCTACCCCAGAGTCCGGTATCCCCCTGCCGTTCGACACGACTCCGGAAGAGTTAACGGACTTCCGTGCCAAGGCCCACGCACTGTTTGCTACGGTGCAAGTCCTTGATGAACCAGTAGAAATTACTGATGCCGATAGACGGCAAGCACACCAAATCATGGCGGAAAAGGAGTTTCCGCCTGTCAAGACCTTGACAACCGGTGCCATCGTCACGTTGGAAGCACTATTGAATGAGTGGGACCACGAGGTGCTGGATGTGCACCGACGGCTTCGTAACTACGTTACAAACAAGCTTCTTTTGGAGAGTAACGATGAAGACCCCAAAATTCGACTCAAGGCTCTGGAGCTGCTGGGCAAGACAGCCGGTGTTAACGCATTTTCGGACCGTGTAGACATCAACATCACGCATCGTTCGGTGTCGGATATTGAGGCCGAGCTGCGTAAGACGTTGGAGATGTACACCGATTACACAATGGTCAAGGACGAAGAACTCGACACTACGGCTATAGCCGACTTCGATGTGGACGAGGAACTGGGAGAGGGAAGTACGGAAAGTACGGAAGATACGGAATCTGACGATGGATCTTGATCTCCTGCTGGAAGCGGAGAAACGCCTCCCAACTCTGCCACCGTCTGTTCAGCAGAAAGTAGGCCAGCTCATCGCAGAGGCTAGGCGGCTGGGGACTCGACAGCTCGCTAAGAACAACTTCTTGTCCTATGTCAAGTACGTCTGGCCGGGGTTTATTCATGGAAGGCACCACGAGATGATGGCTGCGGCCTTTGAGCGAGTTGCTCAAGGCAAATGCAAGCGGCTTATTATCAATATGCCGCCACGACATACCAAATCCGAGTTTGCTTCTTATCTTTTACCTAGCTGGTTTTTAGGACTTTACCCTCAAAAAAAGATCATTCAGTCCTCTCATACGGCGGAATTGGCCGTTGGTTTTGGTCGTAAGGTCCGAAATCTCGTGGACTCCGACCGTTATAAGGACATCTTCCCCGAGGTAGCCCTGCAAGCGGACAGTAAGGCGGCAGGTCGTTGGAACACCAACGCAATGGGCGAATACTTCGCTATCGGTGTGGGCGGTGCCGTAACCGGTAAGGGCGCAGACCTCCTTATTATTGACGACCCGCACTCCGAGCAGGAAGCCACGCTTGCGGAGACCAACTCCGAGATCTACGACAAGGCGTACGAGTGGTATACCTCCGGACCCCGGCAGCGTTTGCAACCGGGCGGCGCAATCGTGGTCGTCATGACCCGTTGGTCAAAGAAAGATCTTACAGGTCAAGTACTTAAGTCCGCCGCACAGCGTGGCGGTGAAGAGTGGGAGGTCATTGAGTTTCCTGCCATTCTGGAGACCAAGAACGGCGAACGGTCGCTCTGGCCCGAATTCTGGAATTTGGAAGAACTTGCTGCATTGCGGGAAGAACTGCCACTCGCCAAGTGGATGGCGCAGTACATGCAGCAGCCGACCTCAGACGTGTCGGCCATTATAAAGCGTGAGTGGTGGAAGATATGGGAACAGCCCCACCCGCCGATGTGCAACTACATCATCCAGTCTTGGGATACCGCCTTCCTCAAATCGGAACGCGCGGACTACTCAGCGTGCACGACGTGGGGGATATTTGACCATCCGGACGACCGAGGCGTGCTGCACCCGCACATTATCCTCCTGAACGCCTTCAAGGAGCGCATGGAGTTTCCGGAACTGAAGCAGACCGCTATGCAGCAGTTCAAGGAGTGGAACCCGGACAGTCTTATCGTGGAAGCCAAGGCTGCGGGTTCCCCGCTTATCTTTGAGCTTAGGGCTATGGGAATACCTGTACAGGAATTTACGCCCTCCAAAGGAAACGATAAGATTGCGCGACTTAACGCCGTGGCAGATATATTCTCGTCCGGTCGCGTATGGGTGCCCAACATGTCTTGGGCAGAGGAAGTCGTGGAAGAAGTAGCTTCTTTCCCTTCCGGAGACCATGACGACCTTGTGGACTCCACTAGTCAGGCGTTGCTTAGATTCCGTCGCGGGGGGTTCATGCGACTGGATACGGACGAGAAAGACGAACCAATGGTGTTTAGGTCTAGGCATAGAGGGTACTACTAATGGCTATCGACAAATCGCTTTACGCCGCCCCGCAGGGGTTGGGTGCCCTCAATGAAGATCCGATTTCCGTAGAGATCGAAGATCCGGAAGCAGTGCATATCTCAGGTCCGGGTTTCGAGATGCACATGGAGCATGACGGTAAGGAAGAGTTCGACGCAAATCTTGCGGAGCTTATTCCCGAAGGCCAGTTGGCCTCGCTTGCTTACGAACTCCTTGGCGATGTCGAGGAAGACATTGCTTCACGTAAAGAATGGCTGGATACCTACGTCAAAGGCTTACAGCTCTTGGGCCTTAAGTACGAAGAACGTACCGAGCCGTGGCCGGGAGCGTGCGGCGTCTACCATCCCCTCCTGATGGAAGCAGCGGTCAAGTTCCAGTCCGAGACCATCATGGAGACTTTCCCGGCAGCAGGGCCGGTGCGTACCGTGATTATTGGGAAAGAGACTCCCGATAAGCTCGCAGCCGCCAAGCGCGTCGAAACCGATATGAACTACGAAATGACGGAAGTCATGCAGGAGTATCGGCCAGAACATGAACGTGCTTTGCTGACCACCGCCCTTGCCGGTAACGCGTTCAAGAAGATCTATTTCGATCCGTCGCTTGAGCGACAAGTGGCTCCGTTTATCGCTCCCGAGGACATTATCGTTCCGTATGGCGCTGCCAATATCGAGACGGCGGAGCGCATTACGCACCGGATGCGTAAGACCAAGAACGAGCTGCGCAAGCTTCAGGTGGCAGGGTTCTACCGAGACATCGAACTTGGCGAACCGATGCGGATCATGGACGAGGTTGAGAAGCGCAAAGCGGAGCAGCAGGGTTTCAGCGCGTCGATGGACGAGCGATTCCAAATCCTTGAAATCCATTGCAATCTTGACCTCCCCGGCTATGAGGACGAGGACAAGCACGGCTACACGGGGATCAAACTGCCGTATGTTGTCACCGTTGAGAAAGGCACCGCCACGGTCCTTGCAATCCGCCGCAACTGGTTGGAAGACGACAAGCTCAAACTGCGTCGTCAGCACTTCACACATTACGGTTACATCCCCGGCTTTGGCTTTTATTACTTTGGCCTGATTCACCTTATTGGCGGGCACAGCAAGGCGGCAACTTCCCTCATCCGGCAGCTCATTGATGCCGGTACGTTGTCGAACCTCCCCGGCGGTCTCAAGTCCAAAGGTCTTCGGGTCAAGGGCGACGACACTCCGATTGCTCCGGGCGAATTTCGCGACGTTGACTTGCCTAGTGGTGCGATACGCGACAACATCCTGCCGCTTCCATACAAAGAGCCGTCGCAGGTGCTCGCGGCGCTCATGGATAAGATTGTCGAGGATGCCCGTCGGTTCGCGGGTTCGGCAGATCTCAATGCCAGCGATATGTCGGCACAGGCTCCGGTTGGCACGACGCTGGCCATTCTTGAGCGGCAGTTGAAGGTGATGGGGGCCATCCAAGCCCGCATTCACTACACGATGAAACAGGAGTTCAAGCTCCTTGCCGCCATCATCCGCGACAACACGCCTGAGAGCTACGACTATGAGCCTGAGACTGGTGACGCTGGTGCTAAGCGTTCTGACTATGACCACGTGGACGTACTACCTGTGTCAGATCCTAACGCCAGCACAATGGCCCAAAGGATTGTTCAGTATCAGGCGGTTCTACAACTGGCTCAGTCTGCTCCCCAGATTTATAACCTCCCTTTTCTCCACCGGCAGATGATCGAAACGATTGGCGTCAAGAACGCCAACAAGATCGTGCCACTGAACGACGACATGAAGCCGGTCGATCCGATCAGCGAAAACATGTTCATTCTGACGGGTAAGCCGGTCAAAGCGTTCATGTATCAGGATCACGATGCGCATATTCAGGCGCATATGGCGGCTATGCACGATCCGATGATGCAGCAGGTCATTGGGCAAAACCCGCAGGCGCAACAGATTATGGCGGCTGGCGCAGCGCATCTTATGGAGCATGTGGCGTTCAAGTACCGCAACGAGATCCAGAAGAAGCTGGGTACGCAATTGCCACCCCCGCCTGACCTTGACAACGACATGGGCTACCTGCCGCCTGAGATTGAGGTTCAGTTGTCTGCACTTGCGGCACAGGCAGCTCAGCAGCTCCTCCAAAGCAATCAACAGCAAGTTGCGCAGCAGCAGGCTCAGCAGCAAGCGCAAGACCCGCTCATCCAGATGCAGCAGCAGGAATTGCAGATCAAGCAGCAAGAAGTGCAGCTCAAGGCGCAGCAGGTGCAGGCTGAAGCGCAGATTGCGCAGGCCGAGCAGCAGCGCAAAGCCAAGAAAGACATGATGGACGCTGCGGGCAAGGCAGACGAGTTGAAACTGCGAGAGCTTGAGTTACAGCTTACTCATGAGTTGGGCGGAGCCAAACTTGGCGCGGATATTGCCCACAAGAAGCACACTCACGTCGCTGCCGTAGCCCATAAAGCCGACCAGCATGAGCTTGAGCGCTCCAAACACGAGCTGGAAGGGGCGAAATTGGGCGTCGATATGGCCCACAAAAAGGCGCTGCACAAGGCTGATGTTGCTCACAAGCTGGATGAACACGACATCCGCCGCGAAGAAGCCAAGCACATGGCTAAGGGCGGGGAGGTTGAGTCGGATGACGATGATGACGACGATGATGACACTGACGACTGAGGAGGTCGCAAATGCAAACGGATACCGCAGCGGAGTTTTTGATCAAGCGATTAGAAAGCATGATCAGTTCTCTTACTGCACAGGTACTGCGAGGGACTACGGAAGCTGAATACCGCCGAATTGTCGGGCTGGTTCAGGGGCTTACGTATGCAATTGAGTTGATCAAAGACACGGCCAACAAGGTCGCAAACGACGAGGAGTTGATTGATGAGCGACATTAACGTCGATAAGACGCTATCTGAGGCAGAACGTAAGGCAAAGCAGTTGCCAGACCCTGTTGGGTTCAAATTGCTCTGCATGGTACCCAAAGTCGAAGAAGAATTCGGCAATACGGGCCTTATCAAGCCCAGTGAGTCCGTTCGAGTCGAAGAACAGACCACAATTGTGCTTTTTGTAGCCAAAATTGGCCCTGATGCTTACAAAGATCCGGTTCGTTTTCCGTCCGGTCCGTGGTGCAAAGTGGGCGATTTTGTTGTTGTACGGGCCTATTCGGGTACCCGTATCAAGATTCATGGAACCGAATGGCGGATTATCAATGATGATTCCGTTGACGGCACTGTAGAAGATCCCCGTGGCATTGGCCGCGCAGGTTAAGGAGACTATATGAGCGAGCAAACCGAAGCGTTTAAGGTAGAAATTGAGGACGACACTCCTCCGGAGGACCGTAACAAGCCTCCAATGCCCGAAGAACTGGTCAAAGAGTTGGAAAAAGACGATTTAGACGAGTATTCGGAGAAAGTCCAGACCCGCATCAAGCAGATGAAAAAGGTTTGGCACGATGAGCGTCGGGCCAAGGAAGCCGCAGCCCGTGAAAGGGAGGAAGCTCTTCGGTTTGCTCAACAGGCTTATGAAGAAAATAAGCTGCTGAAACAACGACTTAGCACTGGCGAAAAGATTTTTGCTAAGGAAACAACCAACGCGGCGACCATTGAACTCAATGCCGCCAAAGCAGCCCTGAAAGCGGCGTACGAGTCCGGGGATGCGGGGTCCATTGCCGAAGCGCAGGAGGCTATGACTGACGCGAAGCTCAAACTTCGTGAAGTTTCTTCCTTTAGACCCTCTTTACAAGAGGAAGAAACTGGTGTACAAAACGCCCAACAGAATCAATTCCAGAACCAGTCTGTTCCTCGCCCGGACCCAAAAGCCGTGGCATGGAGAGAAAAGAATACGTGGTTCGGGAAAGACGAGGAGATGACCGCCCTCGCGTTGGGTCTGCATGAAAAGTTGGTCCGTTCAGGAGTCGATGCGTCGAGCGACGACTACTACGAACGAGTCGATAAGACGATGAGGAAACGCTTCCCAGAGTATTTTGGCGAAGTGCAAGATAACGACGAGGCTGAAAGGCCCGCACGCAGAACTAACAGCACTGTTGTCGCTCCGGCTACACGGTCAACTGCTCCCCGTCAGATTCGTATCTCGGCCTCCGAAGCCGCAATTGCAAAACGCCTCGGTCTGACACCGGAAGCTTATGCCCGTGAGAAACTGAAACTGGAGAGTAACAATGGCTGAAAATCGTCTGGCTCGTGAACTGGAAAATCGTGAAGCGTCCAAGCGTAAAATGACTTGGCGTCCGGCGTCGATCCTCCCTGATCCCAATCCCGTCCCCGGTTGGAAATTCAAGTACATCCGTACGGCGGTGATGGGTCAGAATGATCCGACCAATGTATCCACTATGTTCCGCGAAGGTTGGGAGCCTGTGAAGGCAACTGAAGTTCCGGAAATCATGCACCAGCGTGACAACAATCCCCAGAGCCGGTACCCCGACTGTGTGGAGATTGGTGGTCTTTTGCTTTGTAAAGCTCCAGAAGAGCTTGTCCAGTCTCGTCGTGAACATTTCGAGAATCTGGCCGAGCAGCAACTGAAAGCTGTCGATAACAATATGTTTTCTCAGAAGGACCGTCGGTCGAACATGGATATGTTCACCGAGAAGAAATCTCAGGTCTCTTTTGGGCGTGGCAAATAACTTTTAGGAGTCTCTAATGGCTTATCCTACTCTCTCAGCACCTTACGGGTTCAAGCCCGTAAACCTTGCTGGTGGTCGGGTCTACTCGGGTTCGACCCGTATGTTCCCGATTTCCACGGGTTACAGCAGCAATATTTTCAATGGTGACCTCGTGGGTTATGCCTCGGGTGCACTGGTTGCTCCTTCGTCCAGCTTGTATAACGGCGTTACCGCCGCCGCCACTGCCGCCGGTCTCGGTGTGTTTGTTGGCGCGGAATACACTACGTCTAGCTCGGTTGGCGTTCCGCAGGGTCCGATCTACGGCAAAAACCGTTTTCAATACTGGCCCGCTTCGACCAATGCGCAGGACGCGGTTGGTTACGTTGTTGACGACGAAAAAGCGTACTTCCGTGTCGCTGTTCTTCAGCAGGCGGCGGTTGCAAGCTCTTCGGCGTTTACCATTGCCGACATCACGACGAATACCATCGGCTACATGTCTCCGGCGTTTGTCGGTACCAACGTTGTTCCGGTTTCGGGCGCGGGCGGTTCCACGGCGACTGGTGACTCTTCGATGGGCGTTACTGGCGGTAACCCGCTGAACGGCGCGTATACGGCTGGCAACATGCGTCAGTTGGCGACGGCTCCGTTCCGTGTTATCCAGCTTGTTCCGGATACGGCGGTTACCGTTGTTACGACCACGGCTAGCACGATCTCTTCGGGCGTTGTTACTGTGTCTAGCGCAACCGGCATTCAGCCGGGAATGCAGGCGATCATCACGGGCTATACCGGCGCTCTGCCGGGACAGTTTGCGGTGGTTACCTCGGTTAACGGTACGAGCGTTACGATCAGCACCCCGGCTACTACGCTTAGCTCGGTGTCTGGTATTACGTGTTCGGCACCGTCTGGCACGACCATTGCGTTTGTCGGTTATCCGGAAGTGATTGTTGGCTGGAACTTCGGTTATCAGGCTTACAATCTCGTTACCGGTAAGTAAGGAGTAATTAAAAATGGCAATTTCACGCGCACAGCTCCTTAAGGAACTGCTCCCCGGCCTGAACGCTCTGTTCGGTCTTGAGTATGCTTCCTACGGCGAGGAGCATAAGGAACTTTTCGAGGTCGAGACTTCGGAACGTTCGTTTGAAGAAGAGACGAAGCTTTCGGGCTTCAATGCGGCTCCGGTGAAGAACGAAGGTCAGGCGATTGCGTACGACAACGCGCAGGAAGCTTGGACCGCTCGTTACAACCACGAGACCATCGCCCTCGGCTTCTCCATCACGGAAGAGGCGATTGAGGACAACCTGTATGACTCGCTGTCGAAGCGCTATACGAAGGCTCTTGCCCGCGCTATGGCGTACACGAAGCAGTACAAGGCTGCGTCGGTCATCAACAACGGCTTCAACAGCGCTTACAACGGTGGTGATGGCGTTCCGCTCTTCTCGACGGCTCATCCGCTCGTCAACGGCGGCACGAACAGCAACACGTTCTCGACCAGCCCTGACCTGAACGAAACGTCGCTTGAAGCGATCACGATTCAGATTGCCGCTTGGACGGACGAGCGTGGTCTGCTGATCGCTGCCAAGCCGCGCAAGCTGGTGGTTCCGCCGAGCCAGATGTTCGTTGCCAAGCGTCTTCTCGACACGGAACTCCGTGTTGGTACGACGGACAACGACATCAACGCGCTCAAGTCGATGGGCACGATCAGCGAGGGGTTCAAGGTCAACCACTTCCTCACTGACACCCACGGCTACTACATCCTGACGGACGTTCCGAACGGCCTGAAGATGTTCGAGCGTGTGGCCCTCCAGAACAGCATGGATGGCGACTTCGACACGGGCAACGTGCGGTACAAGAGCCGCGAGCGTTACTCGTTCGGTTGGTCGGATCCGCTCGGCGTGTTCGGCGTGGCCTAATATGGAGGGGGCTTCGGCCCCCTTCTTTCTAGGGTTTTGAGTCTTACGAACCGACCTAGCGGACGTTGCAGAGATCGTAAGGCGACGATTAACGACCCCCTGCAAGGGGTAAGGAATGTATCATGGGACTTGCTACTCATCTTGGTCCGTGGCTCCTTGGCACGGTTAAAAACTCCACCGCGACATCTACGACGGTCGCTACCACGGCTCTTGGCGTCGGTTTCGCCAACGGCTCCTATCGCAATACGGGCGCTACGACCTGTATCCAGACAGCTCCCGGCGCGGTCAACTTTTCCACGGCAGGTACGACGACGATTCTCGGTATTCCGGGCAACGTCGTTAACGCGGTTGCTACGACGGCTTCGTCTACGACGATGACCCTTGTTGGTACGACCGCTGCCGCCGCCAATATCTTCTCGGGCATGACGGTTGTTGGCCCCGGCATCGTTGGTAACACCACTGTGGCTTCGGTTTCGGGTTCGACGGTTACGCTGTCGGCGGCGACTTCGACCACCGTTACGGCGCAGGGCTTTCAGTTCTTCAACGGTCTCGTAACGAATTCCAGCCCGTTGGTTTGCCCGACCAATATGAATCCGATGATTCTTCCGGCGGGCGCGTATATCAAGGACATCATTGTTGACGTTCTTACGGCGTTCAATCCGACCGCAGCGTCTGGCGGTACTTCGTCTATCACGATTCAGCTTTTGAACTCGACGGGTACGTACGTGCTAGGCGTGGTCAATGGCGGTTCGGGTGGGGCAACTATGACGATTCCTGTTGGACGCTACAGCATTGGCACCAACGCTGCGGGTTCTGGTACGGCAAGTGACGTTCTTCCGACGGCTTCGTCGCTTATGTATCTCAACAACGTCAGCGCGGGCCAGAATACCCCGACCGACCAGATCGTTCAGGCGGTCTACGCACAGGCGGGTACGACTCTGGTAGCGGCTACGACGGGACTTGCCACGGTTTCGATTGAGTACGCGGTGCGTAACCCGGACGGTACGTCTTTCCCACAGACGCCGAATATCACGTCGAACCCGTTGCAGGTTTCGTATTAATCTTCTGAACTGAATCTCGGGAGATTGTGATGACTGATATTTATGATGCTGGTACACCGGGGTTCAACAACGGCCTGACCAATAAAGGCGGGCCGTTGGGTTGGAAAGGTCTCAATGGCGCACCGTTCGTTGTTCAGGATCCTCGGGTCCGCGACACGAACGGTCGCCAGAAGATGTCGATCCACCAGAACATTTACGACGCAGACTTTGAATACGGCACCCAGCCGTTGCGTTGGGAGCAGTTCACGTACTCGACTTCTGGTACAGCGACGATCACCCACCTTCCGGGGTTGGGTGGCGTCCAGATGCAGATATATTCCAATGGAGACGTTACTGTTCGTCAGTCGCGTCCGTATCACCGGTACCAGCCGGGAAAGTCGCTTTACGTTGCATCGAACGTTAATTTCGGTGGCCCTCTGGCGGGGCAGGTTCAACGTGTCGGTATTTTTGATGACGGCAATGGTATTTTCTTTGAGCAAGCGGGTCCGACTACGAGCAATCCTTCGGGGATGTTTGTGGTTATCCGATCTGATTCTCAAAGTGTCAACGGCGCCATGCCGGTTGATACCCGAATTTCGTATGAGAATTGGAACGGCGACCCGAGCATCAAGAGCACTATTGACTGGACAAAAATCCAGATGGTTTGGCTTGAGTTCTCGTGGTACGGCGCAGGTTGCTTGCGTTGGGGCGTGATCCTCAATGGCGAACCGTACATCCTTCATCAGTATGGATCGGGTAACGGCATCAATCAGGCGACAGGACTTCCTCAGGCTCTTCCGTGGTCGCGTACGGGTAACCTCCCGGTTCGTTATGAACAACGCAATGTAAATGTTACTGCCCAAACAGTATTTCGTCATTTCGGCGTCTCAGTGCTTGTCGAAGGCACTATCGACCGGCAGCGCGGCTTTACGTACTCCTACGGAATGAGTTTGTCTGCTCCCAGACGTAACATTCCGGCTGGCTCCGTGCGTTACCCCGTGATGTCGTTCCGCATGAGGCAGATGGGACAGTCCACTGCTATTGCAATTGCCAGATCTACCAGTACAACTACTACATATGTTACTACTGGTAGCCCATTTCAGTTCACTGGTACATCAAATATTACCGCCGGAATTACGACCTTTACTACGGTAACTAGTGGAACCGTTGCTGTAGGTCAAACGGTTTCAGGTACGGGCATTCAAACCGGTACGGTTGTCACGTCCGTCACGGGGGGTATTATCGGCGTATCTTTGCCTTTTACCGCAACTAATTCAGGCGTAACAGTTACGTTTTTGCAAAACTACGCGGGTAAAATGTTGTCTTACAGCACTTATCCGGGCGCTACTGGTTCAAGTATATTGTCTAGCGTAACCGCCGCTTCGTTGTCAGGTCTTACGGGCAGCATTGCGGCGTCGTCCAACCTTGCCACTATTTCAGGTACAGGCGGAAGCGGCGTCTACATTGGTATGACGCTCGGTACGATAACCGGCGGTACGTTTGCTTCCGCTACTAATATCATTACCGGACAGGTCAGCGGAACAACGGGCGGTGACGGCACTTATACGGTCAGTGTTCCTAACACAAGCACTTCGACCGCAGGTACGTTTACGACGGCTACGGGCGCTGAACTTACATTAACTTTTAGCGCTGCTCACAATCTTGTTGTTAATGACCTATTGACGTTGACTGGATTTTCCGCTACGACGGGCACTACCAACTTTAACGGGATTTATCCGGTTGTTTCTGTATCAGGCAATAGCGTTGTAATCAATCTTGGGTACGGTATTAACCCGACAGGAACAATTACATTAGGAACTGTAACCGTTCAATATACCGCTCGTATCAGTAGCAATACGAACAACGTCTTGACTATCCAAGACGTAGTGACGGGTAACGCGTTACCTAACGGTCCAACTAACATTGCAGGTTCTACGGTTGGTTTGATCGACCGTGGTCAGTTGCTACCGCAGTCACTTATTATTTCGTCTGATCAAGTCTGCATTGTGGAACTTATTGCGAGTACGCCAACGGCGCAGGTCGGTCTGGATGGCGCGAGCTTCCAAGCCTTGAATACACAAGGCGCGCTCTACTCATTCGCGGAACGCGACGTGTCAGCTACGGCAATGAGTGGTGGTGAAGCGGTCTATGCGTTTACGTCTCCGGCAGGTGGCTCGGGTCTACAGCAGTTGGATCTGTCCAACTTCTTCCCCCTGCTGACCAATATCAAAGGCAACATCCCTGATATTCTGACTGTAGCGATCACGGTGGCGGCGGGTGGTACAGCTCCGAACATTGGCGTGAACGTGATCTGTCAGGAGGCGATGTCGTAATGGCTAAGTCTCCTGCGTGGCAGCGTAAGGAAGGCAAGAACCCTGCTGGCGGCTTGAATGCCAAAGGCAGGGCTTCTTACAACAAAGCTCACGGCGCTCATCTCAAGGCCCCCCAGCCCGAAGGTGGTTCCAGACGCGACTCGTTCTGTGCCCGGATGAAGGGTATGAAGCGGAAGTTGACCAGCAAGAAAACGGCCAGCGACCCGGATTCGCGCATCAACAAGTCTTTGAGGGCATGGAAATGCTAGGCAAACACGAAGACGTTAAGCATTTCATTGATTGGATGTTCGCGGCTTTTACGGTGGGTGCTGTGTTCAATTGGTTACCTGCTATCGCTGCGTTGTTCTCAATCATCTGGTATGCCATCCGTATCTGGGAGTCTGAAACCGTCCGTAAGCTTACGGGAAGGGCTGTCCCCCATGAGCGCGGTAAGTAAAGACAAAAGCTGGGCGTATAAACGGAAGTATTACCTCAAGAACAAACATTTTCTTCACGCAAAAAACTCTGAGCGCGTCCGCAAGGCTAGACTGGAGTTGATTAGTGAATTTGGTGGTCGATGTACTTACTGTGGTGAAAGAGATCCGGTTGTACTAGACTTTGATCATATTGATGACGGTGGAACAAAACACAGGAAGCAACATAACGGCACGATTTGGTTGGTCAAAAAATACCCCAAGTTGTATCAGCTTTTATGTAAGAACTGTAATTGGCGAAAAGAGTATTGGAGACGGATGAATGCCAAGTTCAAGCGCAAAGCAGCATCGACTGATGGCGGCGGTGGCACACAACCCCGGCTTTGCGAAGAAAGTGGGCATTCCACAAAGGGTCGGTCAGCACTTCAGCGACGCCGACAAGGGCAAAAAATTCAATCAAGGCGGCGAAATGAAACACGCAAATGAACTCCACGGCAAGGCCAAGGAAACGAAGGCGATTGCCAAGGAAGAAATGAAAGCCCTGAAGCGTGGTCACGCGCCGAAGGCCATTATGGAACATGAAAAGTCGGAGCATAAGGCTATGGGCTACAAGCGCGGCGGCAGTGTCGAGACCCCGAAGAAGGGTTTCGCTATGGGCAAAGGCATGGGGCATGGCCGTAAGGCTCCTCATAGCAGCAAGGGCGAAGAAGGCGACACCAAGCTGAAGGGTTTTGGTATGGGCAAGGGCACGGGCAAGGGTCGCTCGGTTACCCGTGCGAAGGCTCCCAAGGAAGAAACGAAGCAGAAAGGCTTCGCTATGAAGAAAGGTGGTCACGTCAAGCATATGAAAAAGGGCGGCAAGTCGCGTGGTGTTGCTCCGGCGATGCCGGGACTTCCGGGCGGTCTGGCTAGCGCTCTTGGCGGTATGGGTGGATCCCCGATGGGCGCGTCAGGCGCGTCCCCGATGCCGCAGCCGGGAATGAAGAAGGGCGGTCATGTCGCTCATCACGCCCACCATGGCCATGGCCATCAGATCCATCATCACCACCACTATGCCAAGGGTGGTAGCGTCCGTGCGGGTATTGATGAAAAGGCCGAGCGCGGCCATACTCGTGGCAAGCAGGTGAAGATGGCTTCCGGTGGTCACGTTGGCTCGCACCCGTCGCGTCGCGCCGACGGGATGGCCTCCAAGGGCCACACCCGTTGCAAAGTTGTCTAATTATTAATTTTTAGGAGATTGATTATGAAGCATGAAAAGAAGGGTCATCACGGTCACCCGAAGCATCACGAGCCGAAGCATCACCCGGAGCATATGACTCCGCATGTGCATCACCACAAGCATGGCGGACATGTGCATACCCACAAACACATCCGTGAGCATGTCCTCCATCACTTCCACGGGAAGTAAGTGATGCTTCCTTCACGGGGCATGGGCGCGATCAATCCGAACAAAGTATCTAAAAAGATACAGCGTAAGGATGCTCATGTCCCCGTGAAGGTCTATTGCGCGGGTGGTATGGCGAAGGGTGGTGGCGTCAACAAGGCGGGTAACTATACCAAGCCATCCATGCGTAAAGCTTTGTTCAACAAGATCAAAGCAAGCGCAACGCAGGGTACGAAAGCGGGGCAATGGTCTGCGCGTAAAGCGCAGTTGCTGGCGAAACAGTACAAAGCCAAAGGTGGCGGGTACCGTGATTAAAGGACCGCAGAAGTCGCTGAAAGACTGGACGCAACAGAAGTGGCGCACCAAGAGCGGGAAGCCGTCAAGCAAGACAGGTGAACGTTACTTGCCAGAAGCCGCAATCAAAGCGTTGAGTAATTCGGAATATGCGGCGACTACCGCAGCCAAGCGTAAAGGCAAGGCTTCGGGCAAGCAGTTTGTAAAACAGCCGAAAGGCATTGCCAACAAAGTCCGCAGTTATCGGTAACAGGTAATGACCACCTTACTCAGCGGCACAGACAGTTTCACTCCGAACCTCAATGACCTCGTAGAAGAGGCGTTTGAGCGTTGCGGGGCTGAACTTCGTTCTGGTTACGATCTGCGGACCGCGACGCGCAGCATCAATCTCATGATGTCCGAATGGGCCAATCGTGGGATCAACCTGTGGACGCTGGATACGGGGCAGATCCCGTTGGTCTACAACACGGCTACTTACAACCTGCCAATCGACACGGTAGATCTGCTGGATCATGTGATCCGTACCGGCTCTGGGACAACGCAGATCGACATCAACATCACGCGTATTTCCAGTTCGACCTACCTGATGATCCCAAACAAGACGGCCAATGGGCGTCCAATTCAGGTCTGGATCAATCGGTTGTCGGGCGCTACAAATGCCGATGGTACGGTAGCTTATCCAACTATCACGGTTTGGCCGACTCCGGATAACTCTACAACGTATACGTTCTATTACACACGGCTACGTCGTTTGCAGGATGCTGGAACTGGCGTCAATGGTCAGGATATTCCGTTCCGGTTCTACAACGTTTTTGTGGCTGGGCTTGCTTATTACTTGTCATTGAAGCTCCCCGGTTCAGAATCTCGTACTCCGATGCTCAAAGCTATGTACGACGAAGAATGGCAACGGGCGGCAGACGAAGATCGTGAAAAAGCTGCGGTTCGATTTGTTCCACGTGAAACGTTCTTGCGGTGACGTATGCCTAGCCGGTTTTCATCTGGCAAACATGCAATCGCAGAATGCGACCGATGCGGGTTCCGCTATAAGCTGACAGACCTCAAGAACTTGGTCATCAAGACCAAAAACGTGTCGATCAAGGTCTGTCCAACGTGCTGGGAACCTGACCAACCGCAATTGCAACTCGGCCTGTATCCGGTCAATGACCCGCAAGCCGTGCGAGAACCACGTCCCGACATCAGCTACTACGAACCCGGAAACGACGGTGCGGGTGGCAGTCGAGTTTATCAGTGGGGGTGGAATCCTGTAGGGTACAATACGTCGTTCCTACCTGAGACCACGAACAACCTTAAAACCGCTTGCGCCGTCAATGGCGTGTCTATAGTTTAGGAGCAAGGCAATGAAGAAGCATGGTAGTCACGGCCCCAAGAATATCGAAGGCGTGACCGGTGAAGCGATGAAGAAGTACGGTCGGAATCTTGCCCGCGCCATGAATCAGGCCAAGGGCAAAGGTCTCCACAAGCACAGTGGAAGGGGTCGGTAATGAGCAACAAATGGCAGGACTTCAAGTTCTTCGACTGGGACGAAGAGCCGATTGGCAAGTACAAGCAGCCGATGCCAAACCCTCGTACGGGCCGCGCAGGGCAGCAGGGCTATCCGGTCGATGAAGAAGACATGACCGGCACCAAGACCTATGGTCGGTGGATCCGCCCGCTGAACGGCGACAAGAAGGGGCGCATGGAGATCCGTGGCTGCAAGAATACGCAGCGTGGTAAGCGGTTCTATGATGAAGATCAGAACCGTGCCGCTCCGCGTACCAAGGGTCGTAAGCAGGTTTCCAGCGGGGAATAAGCCGTGAATTACACGCAGCTTGTACAGGCGATTCAGGATTATACGAACAACTCGGAAACGACGTTCGTAAACAATATTCCTATTTTCGTCCAACTTGCCGAAGAGCGTGTATATAACTCGGTCCAGATTCCGGCGATCCGCAAGAACCAGATCGGTAACCTGAATGCGGGCAACAAGTACCTTGCTCTACCAACCGATTGGTTGGCGACTTTCTCGTTGACGGTTATCAACCCTGCGACCGGCGCACAGACGTTCTTGCTCGACAAGGACGTGAACTTCATCCGTGAGTCGTACCCCCTGCCGACTATTACGGGGACTCCGGCTTACTATGCTCAGTTCGACGTAAGCACTTTAATTCTCGGACCCACTCCGGATCAGTCTTATTCGGTCGAATTGCACTACTACTATTACCCAACGTCCATCGTGACAGCAGGTACGAGTTGGCTAGGTACCAACTTTGAAGAAGTGCTTTTCTACGGGTCTTTGCGTGAAGCATATTTGTTTATGAAGGGTGAACAAGATCTTGTCAAGTATTGCGAGGACAAGTATGCCGAAGGCATGGCTCTTCTGAAGCAGCTTGGCGATGGTAAGAACCGTCGAGACGCCTACCGCAACGGACAAGTCCGCGTTCCTGTAACCTGAGGCCACCATGACCCAGCAGATTATCAATGTCGGCGCGTATCCTAACGACGGTGCCGGTGACCCGATACGTACTTCGTTTCAGAAAACGAACGCCAACTTTACGGAGTTGTACACGGGCGCGGGCGTCTATTACCCGCAGACAACGCAGGAAGCCTCTGTCGGTGTCGTGCCTACCAACTTCAATTATCCGGTTGGTAACGTGCTGCGTTATGGCGCAGATCCGACGCATAACCAAGAATGTACCGCAGCGTTCCAAGCCGCTGTCAACGTATGTAATTTGGCACAAGTCCCCATTCTTGTGCCTAGCGGGTACTACTACGTCAAAGGCCCAGTAATCGTTTCTGGTAGTTATTTCAACATCCAAGGACAAGACCCCCAAAGCACTATTATTGCTGGGGTGCCTCCGGCTAGCCAAGTTTTGCCGGACTTATCAAATTATTTCGGCAGTTACGTTTGTCATTACAACGTACCGTCTACCGATCTGTCTTATCCCACAGCGAATTATACGGGGCCAATGTCAGGCTCCGCGTTTTATTTTACTTCGCTTATTTACTCATCCGTTTTTGAAAATATCGAATTCAACGGTTACAAGTTTGCGTTGGCATTTCTTGAAACTCATGCTGCGCCCACGTTTACGAATTTGTTCGCTGGGTTCGTAAATGCGCTGGTGTTTTGTTACAAGGGGTCTCAGCTTTATACGTACGTTAACTGTTCTACTCGTGGCGGACCGGTTCATATCTCGTCGGCAACTTGCTTCCCAGACGGATCACCTTATGCCGGACAAGACGGGTATTACACCGACGGGTTCTCTTACACGTCTACAAACTCTCAGAGTTCTGCTGGCGGACAAGATCTAACATGGGCGGACAACACGCATTTCGCAAACCCATACTTCGATACATGGTTCATCAATTCTATTTTGAGACCTACGGTACCCAGCACTAGCGCGGGTACTACGGATTACGTTTATCCGTTCGACGTAAGCAACGTGGTTTGCAAACCTAGTGGTTGGGCGATTTGCTATATACCGTTCAGGAACCCCCGCGACGCCTACACGTATACCATCGTCAATCCCAATTTGGCTGCTGCCGGAACCTACGGCATGGGCTGCGTTAATACTTCCATAATTGGAATGGTAATTAATGGGTATCAATGGGAAGCTGTTAACGTTATCTTTTTGCAGCAGCATTTTATTTTCGGCTCCATCAACGCGCTTTACATACAGAACGTCAACACGACCACAAACGTCCTTGCTCAAGTTCCGTTTTACACATTGACTGGGCAGGGGTATTCCTCTGGCCGTACGGCGATTGACAACACCAATACAACGTTCATCAATTGCAAAATTACTCCCCCGACGTATAACGGCACGACGCTGCCGATCACGACAGGATTTGCATCCAATTCAAATGCGGTCCCCGGTAGCGTTGCCGGTCAAGTTATTCTGTTAGGTCAGAACACGGCGAATAGTTCTACTGGCTACGACAGCCGCGCGGATGGCGATATTGTCGTTACGTTGGGGCCGCAAAATGGCGGACTCGTATCCAACGACACTACGCCCGTAGATGCGTGGAATTTTAGCTGCACTTTGCCCATCAAGATGCCGGATGGGTATTTCCACCGTAGATTGAGTATGCAGGGTAACGGAACTCTTACGTCCGGTATCTTGAACGTCAACGTGCTGAATCTGGCTACCGGCGAAACTGACTACGGTCAGTTTTATATGCAGTTCGGTAACAATCCTTTCTCGTTGACGACTTCCGCTGCTACCAATAATGGCGATCAGTACATCTACGTTACGTCTGCGCCGCCAATCACTGTTTCCCCGTTCTCTCAGTTTACGCTGAACGGAACGACGGTTACGATCAATAGTTATGATTCCAACAATAAGCGGCTTGTTGTTCAAGGTGTCGTCAGCGGGTTGTCGGCTACGGCGGCTTCGGGTTCTACGATTTCGTGGACTATTTTCTCCAAGACGCTAACGCCGTTTTCCAGAAATTACCTTACACTTAACCAAGCTTCTGCGTCGGGCTACGAATTAATATCTAACATCTCGTCGTATACGCAGACGATGGCAACGACGGACCAAGCGGTCTATCTGTCGTGTACGTTTACCAATACGAAGATGCCGCCGTCGTCCAAGTACAGCACGACTGTTCCGACGGGCGGGCCGTGGGCTGCGGGAACAATTGTTTACAACTCCTCACCTGCTTCAAACGGCTATGCCGGATGGATCTGCACGGCGACGGGCGGCTACCCCAACAATCCCGGTAGCCCCGCTGTCTGGCAAACGTTCGGTGCAGTCGGTGGCTCTAGCGGTGGTAGCAGCACAAACCTGCAAGCCTTCACCACTCCATATAATGGCTCTCCTTCTACTATTGGTATATGGAACAAGCCCGCTGGGGCTAAATTGGTTCGCATCATAGCGATGGGCGGCGGTGGCGGTGGCGGTAGTGGCGCTTTGTGTGCTGTCAGCGGGTCTTGTAGCGGCGGCGCAGGCGGAGGGGGCGGCGCTTATTACGACGCAACTTTTGATGCAACTCAACTACCTTTAACGCTTAATGTTTATGTTGGCGCTGGTGGATTAGGAGGCGGCTTCGTCTCAAACAGCGTTGGAGCGGGCAACCCCGGTTTAGCAGGGGGCGAGACATACGTTGTAGATAGCACGTCACTCCAATGGGTGTACGTATGGGGCGGTGCTGGCGGTGCTGGTGGATCCGCTGACGGATCTGTGGTTCTGGGCGGCGGCGGCGCGGGTATCTGGGGCTTTGGTTCCGGGTCTACCGGCGGCACTTATGGCGGCGGTAACGGTATCGGAGACTCGACCTCTACCATCGTATATCCGGCTATACCTTTCGCGGGCGCTGGCGGTCTTGGAACCAGCAGCGCCAACGGCCCTCCTTCTCACCCTGCGGGTAGCGCTATGTACGGCGGCGGAGGAGGCGGTGCTGGCGGATGCATTAAGGCGGGTGCTGTAACTAGTGCTGGTAATGGCGGTTGGGCCTATGGGGACAATGTTGGTAGCTCGGCAGGTGCGAGTGGCACGCCCCCCGGACCCGGAAGTACGGGATACACGTTCAATTACATGGGCGGCTCTGGCGGCTCTGGCGGCGGGTCGACTGTGGGCGTGACGTATAGCGGTGCAAAGGGCGGCGACGCCAATGGTGGTGTGATAGGACAAAACTACGGCGCGGGCGGCGGCGGTGGCGGCGCAGCGATTTGGAGAACGGTTGAGACTTCTGGCAAGGGTGGCGCGGGTGCGCCCGGATTCGTGCTATTTATCACGACGTTCTAAGCTGACGGGAGTAATTTGTGAGCATCATCCAAGGCCAGTGCGGTAGCTTCAAGACGGAACTTCTTGAAGGATTTCATGCGTTTAACTCGGCCTACCGCACTGCCGATACGTTCATGATGGCGCTATACACGTCAGCCGCTTCGCTGGACCCCAATACGACGACTGTCTATACGACTGTGGGCGAGACCTCCGGCCCCGGATACACGGCAGGGGGCATCATCCTGACCCCCCTCTCCCCGGCCAACTCTGGGACGACAGCGTATTTATCCTTCAACAATGCCGTCTGGACGAACGCCTCATTTACGGCCAACGGTGCCTTGATATACAATAGTACGCAGGGTAACCGCGCTGTGGCTATTCTGGCGTTTGGGAACAACAAAACGCCCAACAACACGGTCTTTACCGTGCAATTTCCGGCTAATGGCCCGACCACTTCCGTGCTTACGTTTACCTGATAGGGTTGCCCAATGCCTGTTACCGTATATCACTCGTTGACTGCAACGACCCCGGATAACACGGCATACGAAATCAAGCCGTCGAACTGGAACAGCAAGCATGTCGCCTCTGTCAGTATGGTGGGCAGCGAGGTCGTTGGGGCGTTCTCCAACGGCGGCAACGTCTCATTCGGACTCAACTCCAACGGCTACATCACGGCCACGGTCAGTGGTAGTCAGTCCATCCAGACCCAAAACAGCGTTCTGGTGCAGAGTAGCTCCGGCAATATTGTTTTCGGTAGCAGTGGCAGCGCTAACGTATTTTTTGGTGGCATCAACGGCACGATAACGGCCAGCTTCTCCCAGTCGGTACAGCCCGCAGTAAGCACGTTGCAGCTTCAGGGCAGCACCGGAACCGTTGTCTTCTCCAACAGCAACAACGTCTCGTTTGGCGGAACGAACTCGGTCATCACGGCAAGCGTTGCGCCGCCGATCACATTCAGCGCGTCCGGTACGCAGGGTACGTCGAGCGGCACCAACCAGATCCTTCTGGCTGCGGGCAACAACATTACGTTCTCGGGCACGACCAACGCCTCTGGCAACATGACGATTGCCATCCATGCGACGACGGGTGGCGGTGCAGGCGGCGGCGTCGGGGCTATCGGTGTCAACGGGTCCAATACGTTTTCGACGGGTACGGTTCAGTTTCAGAACTCAAACAACGTCACGTTTGGCACGACGACCAACACGCTGGGCAATCAGGTCATTACGGCAAGTGCCAGCCAATCGGTACAGTCGATCTCGGTCACGGGTAACCTCAGTTATTCGCTGAATAGCAATACCATCAATCTGGGCGTTCCGTATCAGACGTTGGGTATCAGCGGTACCAACTCCAGCGGTATCAACTTCACGAATAGCGCCCCGCCTCAGTTTGTGTTGGCGGGTGGTAACAACGTCACATTGTCCGGGTCTACAAATAGCCTTGGCATGACGGTGACCGTATCCGGTCCTACCGTGGGTGGCTTGCAGTCGTTCTACGCGGCGGGATCCAACGGCACGTACGCGTTCAGCACGTTGATCCATACCAACTCAAATAACATCTCGTTCTACACGACCACGACGGGCGGCTCTAGCGCGATTGCCGCAAGTTATGCGTTCAACGTCTCTGCGGGCACGACGAGCAGCAATGTCAATGCCTTGAACTTCACCAGCAGCGGTGCGGGCAATATCGCGTTCGGTATGTCCTCAAATTCGCTGACGGCAAGTTACTCGCAGACCAACCAGAGCGTCGGTCTTTACGCTGCGGGCAACACTATAGGTTCCAGCAGCAGCACGTATGATGCAAGGTCGTTGTCTGTCAGTGGTGCAGGTATCGTTAGCGTAGGCGCAAGCGCAGGGTCTGGGATTGTCATCTCGGCTACCCAGAGCAATCAGGTTTTTAGCGCATTTAACGGTTCAAGCACGTTTCAGACATTATATTTTGCTTCGGCGCTTGTGAATGGACTCCAGTTCAGCAACAGTAACGGTACTATCGTTGCGAGCTATACCGTTCCGTCCACAACGGGGCTGATCAGCGGTATCAACGTGACCGCTCAAGGGTCCACGACCAATGCCAGCGCCATCTCATTTGCCAACAGCAACAACGTCACGTTTGGGCTTTCGGGCGGTACGGTTACGGCGTCTGCGTCGTTCTCCAGCGCGGGTGGCGGCGCTTTCCCCGGTGTGTCGAACCTTGGCAACACGGCGGGTACGACGGGCTTTGCAACTGCGGGTAACTTTGTACTGGTCGGAACCAACGGCATCAGCCTATCGCAATCTTTGGCGACCAACAGTTCGGGCGGTACGCTGACGATCAATGCCCCGGCCTCGTCGCTAATTGCCGGATCGGGCGCGGTCACCGTTGCAACGACGGGAAGCACGGTCAACATCGGTGCTATTCCGCATTCCGGTGGCATGTCCAATTTGGGCAATACGTCAGGCGTTTCGGGCATGGCCACGAACCAGCTTGTGCTGGTGGGCGGTAACAACATCACGTTGTCCGGATCAACGAACGGCGGTAGCGCAACGGTTTCAATTATCGGTTCTGTCAGCACCGTGAGTGGCGTTGCCAACACGTTGAATTTCTGGGAACCCGCTCCTATGGCTGTAACCGCTACGGGTACACTTAGCCAAAACGTGCCTTACGTAGCACCGCTGTATCCGCCTAACAACGTGTCTTTCTCAAGCGTACAGTTCGTTACCTACATCAATCCGATCATCACTAGAGCCTCGGCGTGGTCCGTTGGTACGACGTTGAACTATGGTTTGTATCAGCAAGATATCGGGACGAATTCATCTCAGTTTACGCTGATGTCTTCGTCATCAATGTTGTTCAGCCAAAGCGGTTCGGGCGCTACCACAGGTGGCGCAACAATCAATACTTATGGGTATACGTTGGCTCAAGGCACCAATAGCACGGCGAGCAGCTTTCAATTTGCTGCCGCCGTTTCAGGACTCTCTGGTGCCAAGATCCTCAACCTGCCATTTACAGGGTCTATGGCTGCAAACGGTACGTATTTCCTTGGCGTACAGATGAGTTCTGTTACTAGTGGCGTGACAGCTAACTTGGTCGGCTCTATGCTGTTCGTGCAGCCGTTCTCGCAGTCTGCTTCGGCTCTTGGGGTCATAGCGCCTAATTACATTTCTTCTTCCTCGGCAAACAATAGGCTTAAACAACTGGGATTCAACCTCGCTACTTCTACCGCTCTTCCGGGCACTGTGGCGTACACCGCCATTCAGCAAAATGCCGCTTCTGGCAACAAACATTACGTCATCTTTGGAGTAACTCCTTGAAACCTCAGATCGTCACAACACACGATTCTGGTTATCACAACGTCGATCTTCCCAAGTCTTCTCTTCGCGTATTGGAAGGCGGGTCTTGGAAGAAGCAGCGCGTCATCGTCATCGTTCCTTCCGCAGCCACGATTCCTACGAAGGTGGCTTTCGCGCATTGGTCTCTCGTGTTCCCTCCCAATCAAGCCGTGCATCGCATGTTGGCGCTCGGTCAGGAAGTTGGCGAGGCGTATAGCAATTGCATCTCAGAGATCCTTGCTCACCCCGATCTCAGTCAGTGGGAATACATCCTCACGATTGAGTCGGACAACTGCCCGCCTAGCGACGGGCTGATCAAGTTGATTGGCCAGATGGAAAAGCACCCCGAATACTCCTGCATTGGCGGGCTGTACTGGTGCAAGGGGCCAGAAGGCTGTGCCCACATCTGGGGTGATCCGAACGATGCTCAGTTGAACTTCCGTCCGCAGGTTCCCCGCGCAGGAGAACTTGTCGAGTGCTGCGGCACCAGCATGGGGTTCAATTTGTGGCGTATGTCGATGTTCAAAGATGAGCGTTTGAGGAAGCCTTGGTTCAAGACCATCAACGGGCAGGACGGTCAGGGCGTAGGTACACAAGACCTATACTTCTGGGCGGATGCTCGCAAATATGGCTATCGCTGTGCTGTCGATTGCAGTGTCCTCGTTGGGCACTACGACTACGATGGCAAGTTTGGCCCCCCGGATACCATGTGGTAATCCGCAACTTTAAAGGACAGTCATGAAGCTTGATATTGGTTGTGGTAAGAACAAACAAGCCGGTTTCCACGGTGTGGATTCCATTGAGTTTGAAGGCGTCGATACGGTTCTTGACGTGCGCCAGACTCCGTGGCCTTGGGAAGACGGTACGATTGAGGAAGTGCATTCCAGCCACTTCGTTGAACACCTTACGAACCCGGAGCGCGTTGCGTTCTGGAATGAACTGTATCGTGTCATGAAGACGGGCGCACAGGCTCGGATCATTACGCCGCACTGGTCGAACGCCTGTGCTTATGGCGATCCGACGCATCAATGGCCCCCCATGAGCGAGTGGGCAGTGTACTACCTCAATAAGACTTGGCGGGATGCCAATGCACCTCACGCGCCGCTGACTTGCGACTTTGATTTCGTGGTGGGCGGTAGCTGGGACTCGTGGCTTGAGACTCGGAGCATGGACACGCGTGTGTTCTCCATGAGCCGATACATCAATTCTTATCGTGATCTGATCATTACTTTGACGAAGAAGTGACGTGACTTGGACGCCCATAACTACGACCGAAACTCCCAACTGGACGTCGATTTCCGTACCGGCTCCTGCGGGGGGCGCGTTTCAGTTCGGGGCGTTCCAACCATCTCCGGCGTTTGAAACGGGTTTGGGGGCTACATGGGCTGCGGTAACTACAGTCGTGCCCCCGAGCCT